TCTCTGGCTGTTGACACCAGCCCAGCCGGGCACCTACAGACGCGCCAACGCTGCTGTAGCTCAGTGGTAGAGCACTCCCTTGGTAAGGGAGAGGTCGAGAGTTCAATCCCCTCCAGCAGCATACCAAATTGCTTAGAGATCAAAGGCATTTGGCGACCTGGGCTCCTGCGGCATTGCCTCACAGACGCGAACCTTGCGCGAACATGGAGCAGATCGCGCCAGGAAGTGGTGCAAATCTGGTGCAGAGGGTTCGCGGAATGTTCGTGTTTCGGTGACCGCCTAACTTTTGAGGCGTGGCCGTGTCTGGGCTAGGTTTCGCAGCCCAATGGGCTGTGGAGAACCTGGCTATTTGGATCCTCGCGCCGGAAAACCGCTTGACACATAGGGCCACTGGCCCTGTTTAGGTTGCGTGGCCGGGGCAACGGTGCCCAGCCGGAAGAGGCCCAAAATCATGCCAATTCAGATCGATCGCAGCAGCTGTTATCACTTCCCGAGCTACGCTGAAGCGCGTGCGTTTGCTGACCTGCATGACCTTGAATTGGTTATTGACCAGGGCGTTAACCTCGACTCGCGTAACGGCAACGAAACATGGGACAGCACCCGTTTTGTGGCGTGCGACAGAAAGGCATGGCTTTAACGCCGTGTCCCCCGACGACCTTCGCGCCGCGCGAGCCGCCCTCGGCCTGAGCGCGGAGGGCTTCGCCCGCCTTGTGCGCGTAGAGAGCGGGCGGACAGTGAGGCGCTGGGAGGCGGGCGAACGCGACATCCCTGGCCCGGTGGCGGTGCTGGTGTCCGCGCTCATGGACAGCCGATCCGTGCGCCAATATTTCGGCGTGGCGGTTGAGGCGGATTCGACGCAGCAGCCCGAATAGCCTCACGGACACTGGCTGGCGCTGCTGGGACAGGCGCCGTCGTCGGTGGCACTTGTCGGCAGGTAGCCCTCGGTGAGGCCGTAGCTGATGGCGGGGCTGGCGGGTGACGAGGTGGAGAGGGCGAAATTGGTGGTGGGGTTGATCAGGTCGGGGTTGGTGGCGAACTTGTTCTGGCTCGCGAGCACCACGCCCGTCGTCATGGTCTCGCTAGCGACAGCGCTGCCTGAGTAACCGGTCTGATAGGTGCCGGTGCCGCCGAGCGCGCCGCCGCTGGCGGTGCTGGTGAGCTGGGAGGTGATCTCCGCCAACGTGGCGCCGAAGCTGCTGCCTGCTGACAGATAGGTGCCCTGCGCCAGCAGGTTTCCGGCCGTCGCGCTGACCGTGAGCACGCCGGCGGTGGATAGGCTGGCGGTGATCTGCTGCGATTGCTCGTAATTGAAGAGCAACGGCTGCCCGGCGCCGACGCCGACCAGCGATGGTGCGGCGCCGATCGTATAAAGCAGATTGCTCTTGTAGGTGTTGTTCTGGTCGTTCACGGCGGCATAGGCGCCATTGCCCGCGATCAGCGGCACCACCTGGCCGCCGCAATAGGTGTTGCAGCCGCTGGGGGTGTTCGTCGTCTGGACCGCGACCGCGATATTGTTGATCCACAGATTATTGTCGCCGCCCGCCTGGCTCAGCTCACCCAGGCCGTAGGAATTGTTGCAGATATCCTGTGCATCACCATAGCCTGTGTTGTTGGCGACCGTCACATTCGATGCGCTGAACACATGGATGCCACGCCCGCCGTTGCTGTAGGTGAGGTTGCCGCTGGCGAGCGACTGATAGGGATAGACCAGCGTGTGGTTGGTCTCATCGAGCCAGGTATCGAAGATGATGCCGTTGCCATCGGTGTGGCTGCCGCAGGCGACCGTGCCGCCATTCGCCGGCGAAAGAATCTGGTTCCCGTGCACATTATTGTATTGTACAAGAATGTGGAATGGATACCCGTACGTGGTGTCCATCCCGCTCGGCGTATAGGTGCCGGTGCCGCCGGCGTAGGTTGACCCCGAGGCGCAGTTCGCGTTGCCCGACTCGATGCACTGCACCACCACCATGCCGATGCCTGAACCCTGATAGCCGCTGGTCCAGGCATTATTCTCCACAGTGTTGTGGAGAATGTAATACCACTCTTTATTGTTTAGGCTGATGCCTGCCAGATTGCAGTTCTGCATGATATTGTTGAGCAGCCAGATGTGGTGCGAAGACTGGCCGGTGCCATAGGTGTCTCCGTCTGACCCGACACAGGCATCGGCCAGGCCGCCGAGCGTGCTGGTGTTGTTGCCATCGAAATTAAAACCGTCGAACACCACGAAATTCGCCGGCTGCTTGATGCCAACCAGGTGGCCGCCGCCGCTCGCCAGGATGTGGCAGGTATCAAGCCCCTGGCATCGATAGACGAGATAGCCCCCTGCGGTAGGGCCAGCGCCGCCCGCGGTGACCAGCAAGCTGCCGGTGTAGGTTCCGGCCGCGACATTGATGCAGACGCCGCCGGTGCCGTTTGTCTGTGCTGTTTGCGCATGGGCGAGCGTTGCCCAGGGTGCAGCGCTGGATCCGGTGCCGGTCGTGTCGCTGCCGCTCGTCGCGACATACTCGTTCGTCGTGCAGGTATAGAACGGGGCGGCATAGACGGCCGCACTCGGGCCGGGGGTTTGCACCGTGGTCGAGGAACACGTGATGGTGGTGTTCAGCGGCAGAGATGAGCTGCCCTGTGTTGCCGTGATAGTGAGCGCATATGAGGTGCAGGCCAGTGCGCCATTGGTTTGCAGCGTGCTGCCGACGAGCGTGAAATTGGATGCGCTGGCGCCGGAGAGAGCAAGCGAGCCGCTAAAAGACCCACTGCTCATGGCAACGGTGATCGTGCCGACCGTGGTGCCGGTCGGCGCACCAGAAACGAAGCTGGACGGGGCTAGATTGACCGCGGTAACCGTGGGCGAGCTGCTAACACCGAACGTGAGCGTGCCCGAGAGGGTGCCCGGCAAGCCGCCTGTTTGCGCGAAGGCGCCAAGCGAGCTTGCAAGCCAGATCAGCGCAGCGGTGAGAGAATTCATGGCAGAGATACTCCGGTGACACTAACGCCGCTTGAGATTGCAGTAGGATCGACGTAGATGCCGCTGGTGAAAATATCCGCATAATTGTAGGTTGATGCGTTGCACCAGGTGATCGATGTGCCGGTGGCAGTTCCGAATGTGGACACCGGATTACTCGTGGAAGCGACGCCGTCAACCCAGACATTCGTGGCGCCGCCTGAAGTAATGGACACAGCCATACGATGGGCGTGGGTAAGGGTGAAATCGCTCGTTCCAGTGGCATCGGTCGCCGTCTCGGTCACGACGCTCGCACCGCCGGTCGGCTGCGCAGCCAGTGTATTTGCAGCGCTATTGTTGCTGATGGCCGTGCCACCGACCGCATAGCCGTAGGTTTGGTTCGACGTGAAATTCGCTACATGAGCGAACGTCATGCCCATGGTGAATGGGAGCGGGATGCTGGTGATCGTGGCAGACATGCCATGCGTGCCGCTGGATGCGCAGGCCATCATTGGCAAGCTATTCCAGCCGCTCAAGATGAAATATGGCGCGTTGGCATAGGCAGCCGTCATTGGCGCGGAAGTCGAGCCGATTTGCTGATAAACCTTCGTGACGCGCATGATACCGCCATAAGCGCAAGCACCCGCACCATCAGCCGAGCACAGCGCGGAAACAGTGATGCCGCCAGTGCAATACGATGTGCCCGATGAAACATCGAGGTGACCGGAAGGTAGAACCTTGACGCCAGTGCAAGTATTTGTGTTGTCACTTAAGTCTGCAGCAACCACTTGGCTGCTGGCTAGCGCCGCACTAGCCGCGCTCAATCCCCAATAAAGCGAGATGGTCGATTCTTTGTCCGCCGGACCAATATAAATTATCGGATTGAAGGTGATGGTCTGCGCGCTCGCATGGTGGAACGCGAGCAGAGGCGCGAACGGCGCGAAAAGAAAACGGGTCATGGGCAAAGCCTGATCACCTTCCAAAGAAAAGACCATTCCAGATCGTGCTGTGTTTTATCAGACCTTCACCGGCAGGGTTTTCGTGAAGACCTTCATGAGTAGAAGCACTTGTTCCGGTCGTCGCGGAAAAGCACGTCGGAGAATTGTTGCTGTTGACTGTGCTCGTCACGGCGCCCGTAGTTAGGCTGCAAAAAATCGGCCAAAGACCCGTATTATTCGGGTCGATTGCGCCATTTAGATCAATCACATTGACCTCACCAGCAATCCCGGCCAAAACAAGTGCGTTAAATCCGGTTCTGATTGATTCTTTAGAGCTTACTGTCTGATTTCCGGTGGTCAGATCACCATCGGTTGAAGTCGTATATGGCGTCAGCGTTACACCATAGACTGGTAGAGGCGCGAAAACGGCGGCCATAGCCGTTCTGTTGCTTGCGATCTGCGCCGCAGTTTGCCCGAGGTTTATAGCGTCGTTAATGCCGTCTGCATCGACAACGAAACTGCACCATTGAGCGATTTGTGCTCTCAAAGCCGTGTTGCCGAGAGTGGTGGTTAGAGCATCGCCGGGTATGCCCATTTTGATGTAGGCAAAAGACGGGCCAAAAAAGCGCGCTAGATCGCCCGTGTCACCGCTAGCATCATTCTGTGTGTCCCAAACTCCCGCTAGTTTGCTGTCGCCAATGAAGCACCCGGAAGGACGGGTGGTTTGAACCAGAGTCCCTAAATCTGGCGCCACCTGAATTGCAGACCTGTTCGTTACTGCAGCGCAAGAAACGGTGCTGTCTGTAATTCCGCTTGTGCCATAATTGACTTGGTCGAAAGTGCCGCTTTGATTTGCGCTCAAAGTGAGCGTTAGTATGCCAGCAGTATTGTGATACCAACGCCTTTCCCAGTATTCCGCACCATCAGGTATAGTGACGGGAATCGGGTCGGGTATAATGATCGTTGCGCTTGCAACGTTTACGGAAGAAGCACCAGAAAATGTCTCTGGTGTGCATGTGCCTGCTGGGTATTCTATCGATTCGGTTATTGTTGCTGCTGCTCCGGTCCCAGTGTCACCACTCCCGGAGGCATTTACGTAAAAGTTTCCGAAAGGAAGCCTGGGGTTTACTAATTTGCCACGTGCAAAATGTGCATTACGGGACATCATATACGTGTTGGTTGTGGCGAACGCGCCCGCGATCCCATTTCGCGTCGAGGCATTGGCCAGATACGGCGCAGGAATCAAAGTTGTTACAGACGGTATCGGCCCGGCATTTGCCGCCGAAGATGATAGTAAAAACGAAAGAAAAGACTTTTGAAATACTTTCATCTTATGTCCCCTGATGCACGGCTACGTTTCCGACATTGGTGCAAAAAATGGTCACATTCGTATTCGGTGGCGGCTCAGAGAGGTTCCAGTCCCACCCACCGGGGATTGGAGTTGAGTTTGCGCTCGCCGTGCCCCCGTCCTGGCGCATGAAGCAACTCTGAATATTCGGCACAATAGAAAGAAACCTAACGGTGCTCGAAGTTGTCCAAACAACGGTTGAGGTGTTGACGGCCACAGACACATTTGTGTCAGTCGAGGTCTGCTGTGTGGGTGCCGAAATTGTCGCCGTGGTGTTCGATGCCAGCGCGACCGTTTGCGTGCCGCTGAAGCTGACCGCCGGCAGTGACGCGACCACGACATTAACCGAGGCGTTGGTGATGTGTTCGGGCACCCCGCCATCAGCATTCAACGTCGGAGAGGTTAGCGCGCCGGAGCTGTTCGGAAACCCCATCTGAAGCGCGGCCGAGGGCACTGCGCTGCCCGTCGTGCCGGTGCCTGGGATCGTGAGGCTACCAGCGATCGTGGCCGTGCCGCCGGAGGCAAGCGCCATTGTCCAGGTGCCGCTTTGGCTCACCTGCAGAGCGCCGGCTGTAATCAGCGCATCGAGCGCTGACGTGATAGGAAATTTGTTGGTGCTGCTGACAGCAGCACCGCCATAAGTCATGTAGAATGGCCAAGCGTTCGCCACGCTTGCCGGCGTGCCCTGATTGCCCGATCCGCCGCCCCCGCTACCGCTGCAGCCGGTGATGCAGTCCATTTCCAGAATATGGCTGGCATCGAGAGCGGGGACAGCAAAATTGCCGTCCGGCAAAATGCCGAGATTGATATAGGCGCGGCTGGGGATTTGTGCCGGCGACGTGTATTCCGGTCCGAGCGCCGCTGTGGTGAACAGCACAAACACAGCCAGGCACGCGAACGCCGTTCGCGTAGCGCGCACTCTCATGGGACGGCCTTTCAGTTGAAGCATGAGGATTTTCCATCCACACCGGCGAGCCACCAGATGGTGAGCGCCGCGCCGGTGACGGACGCGGCCGTGCTGAGCGTCATCGAGGCCGTGCCGGGCGTGCCGGCGCCGATCGCGACCGGCGCCGAGGCTGCCAGGCTGATCCGCGTGGGCGACGCGCTGAGTGGGTTGGCGCTGTTCGCGCCGGTTTTGTAGGTGACCGCAACCGAGCTGCTGCCCACCGGGATCGACGCGGATCCCATTTCGCAGGGCAGACGGGATCCGTTCGCCACCACGCCCACATCGCCGATGATACGCGTCGGCGGACCGGTGCCGACATCGTCGAAATCGAAACCGTAATTGCCGGCGGCCATCACCCCATCCAGAACTGCCGATCCGTTGTAATTGGGACCGAAATAGATTCCGGATTGATAATTCGGGCCCCAGGGCGGCGCGCCGGGCCAGGTGCCGCATATCTGGCTAGGCGGCGTGCCGACGCAATCCCCCGGATCCCCGGTATAGAACGGATTAAGGTATTGCCCCACGGTTTCGTTGGCCATCATGAAATGGCCATAACCGGGGGCGGCGCCCGCGCTCTCCACTTCGATTGCCGGGTAGATCGTGCTGGGCGGCGAGCCAGGCACCGCGGCACTGGAGGCGCTGTTCCCCATCAGCTGACCGTTGCTTAACTGCACCCAATCCCAGCAGCCCTGCAGATAGACGCCGCGCTGCTGATTGCGATTGATATTCATATTGTTCAGCGACACGTGGGTGATGGTGGGCAGGCCGGCATAGGTGGACGTGTTCGGCGCCGGCGGCGACGTGCCGCTATACGTGCCGTTCCAGAACGTGCCGGCCGCGCAACCGCCGTTGATGGAGACGCCCTCTATGCCAAAAGGCGAGCCGCTGCCTTCCAGATGCACCTGGAAAATCTGGCCGGGTGAGCCGTTCGCGCCGCCCCCGCAGGTCGTGTCGAGATCAATGCCGATCGCCTGGTTATTGTCGTAATTATTGCTGACGAAATCCACGGTTCCGACGCTGTTCGGCGCGCAAGGATCTATCAGGATATTTCCATCGCTGGTCTGCCCGGTTCCCAGAGACACGCGGGCGCCGGCGGCACTGACGAATTCCCAGGCTGCGCGCGGCACAGGCTGCGCCGAACCCGAATGCAGGCACGTATCGCCATAGGCGATGAGATAGTTCACCCCGTTGATGTAATAACAGTCGTTATACGGGTTCGATGCGTTGATGTTATAAAGATACACGTATCCGGTGTTGACCAGACAGACCGCGTTGAAGGACTGCTTGATAATCAGGTTATAGGCCTGCATGTTCGAGCCGTTTTCAAAATCCACGGCGCATCCGGCAGTGGGCGACGGGCTGATCGCATTTTGCGTGAGGTTCATGTTGGCGACGCAGCCGCCATTGCCCGCATACGTCTGCGAAAAGATATGAGCGCCGCCGGTATACTGGCCGCGGATCGTGGTGGCGAACTCGGCCGCGCCCATAAAACACACGACTTGGCTGCTGACGACGATCGGCGATGCGAACTGATAGGTTCCAGCGCCAAATTGAAGCACACCGCCGAGCGTGGGCATGGACGCCAGACAGGTTGGCAGGTTGGCGGTGTTGGTCGCCGCGCTGTTTCCGGGAGTCACGTTGCATTCCGCCGCGCTGGTGGTCGGCATCAGGCGGATATTGTGCAGCAGCGGCATCACCTGCAGGCCGAGCAGGCCCGAGATGTTTGCGGGGCCTGTCAGGTTCAGCGTGCCGGAGAGATCGAGATTGCCCCAATCGGTGATCGTGACCGGCGAAGAGGATGTGCCTTCCGTGACATTGCCGAACGCGCTGAAGCCATAGGGCAGGGTGGTGGGCACGCCGGCGCGGGCGGCAAAACATACGCAGCAGAGCGCGATGGCTGCGATCGTGCGCAGGCACAGGCGGCCGATCATGCGCCGGTAACCTCCAGCACACCGCCGCTGATGACGATTTCGCCGCTGGCGGGGCTGACCGGGTTGTTGGCGTTGGCCAGCAGATACTGGCCCATGGCGGTGAGCATGGCAGGCATGAAATTCTCCAGCACGATGTTCGCGCCGATGAGCGCGGTGATCGTGAGATTGCCGGATGTATCGAAGGTGGGCGCGTTGCTGTATTGCGGCGGCCCGGTGAGTTCCCAGCTGGCGCCGTCACCGTTCAGCGTTAGGCGATATTCTGCGGGTTTGCCCGGCTGCAGCGTGATGCTGGCGTTAGAGCCGTTCACCATCACGCCAGTCTGCGGCTGGAACGTGACGGCGGCGCCCCCGAGCAGCTGGATGCCGATCACGTCACCGGCCACGGCCTCGAGCGCACCGCCGCTGACGATTTCGGCAATGGCGGCGGTATTGTTTGTGAACTGGACGAGCCGGCCGATATCGCCCGCGGCGAAGGTGTAGCCCTTTGTCTCCGCAGAGACGCTCGACCAGCCCTGAAGGCCCGCGCCCGCGGGGCCAGGCGGCCCCTGGATGACGATCAAATCGGTCGAGAATGTCTTGTTCGGGCCAAGTGGCCAGACCCGCAGCCAGATGTTGCGGTTCACCACAATGCCGCCGACCGTGGTGAAGGCGACATCGATCGCGTAGTCGGCGACCGGGTTGGTTACCACGCCGCCGCTGATCTGCCAGGTGAGCGCGGTGCCGCTCGATTGCAGCGGGCCTATCGTGAGCGTATCGGGCGAGGCCGAAATGGTGACGGTGCTGGCGACGATCGCGTCGTTTCCCGCATCCGCCAGGAAGGCTGTGCAATCAAAGGTGTAAGGGATCGAATCGGCAACCGCCTTGTCGCCCCAGCGGAGTTCCAGGCCACCCTGGCCCCCGACCGGAAGGTAACATGTGTAGCCCTGGGGCGTGGCCAGCACCTTATCTGCGCCGGTTCGCTTGAAAAAACTGCTGCATCGCCTGGCGCAGCTCAGTATCCGTCTGTTTCAGGTCGGCGAGTTCGCTATGGAATTCCACCAATGTCTCGCGGGTGATCGCCTCACTGTTTTCGATCGCCGCCAGACGTGCAAATATCTCTTTTTCATGCGCCTCCAGCTCATCAATGCGGTGCCCGTTCAGCTCGATCTCCTTGTTGGTGACGGGCAACGCTAGGCGGATATCCTCCAGCTGGGCGCGGGTTTCGGCCTGGGCGGCTTTCAGATCGACGGAGAGCTGATGATCATTCATCAGCCACGCCGCGCAGATCACGAATTGCACCGCGAAGATCGCGATCGATCCGAAACTTATTTTCGGATCGATGAGGTCCTTGAGCGCGTTCATAAACGGTTTTCCTGCTGCGAGCGGCATTGATTGTGCGGCCATAATCAGTATCCGATAGCCATCCAGTTAAACCCGAACTGGCCGATGCCGCCCGACGTAAATGTGGTGTCGGCCTCGAATTCGGTCGCATTGATCACGCTGCACCCGAAAGATGCCGATTCGCTGATTGGCGAGCCGACGCCCCCATTAATTCCCCAGCACTGCGTGGCAAAACCACCGAACGGGAAAGGATACGTGAACGGGCCGCCACCGGTGGACGGAATGCCGATGATTCCACCCATGATCTGGATGATTTTTCCCGGCACCGGCACGGTAAGCTGCCAGTTATCGCCGCTGGTTGTTGTGGTAGGCACCGCTGTGCTGGTCGTGAAGGTGAGGCCTTCAAAGAACGTGGCCAGCTGCACCAGGTTGCCGATTTGCATGCCCGGGCTGGGGTTCAGCAGCTTGATCAGCGTGGAGAGTTCACCGCCGACCTTATCGAGCCAGTAGCCTGGCACGATGGTGCCTTTGGTTGTGCCGACGTTGCCGACGGAAAACCAGCCTTCCGAGCCGCTGGTGGGCGCCGCATCGGGCACGGAGGCCGCGTCGCTATCGAACAGCATCGCGCCGGTGGCCGATAGCGGCATTGTTTCAGCTCCCGTAAACGAAATTGAGCGTGGTGTGCGGCGGTGCGATCTGGTTCATCACGCATTCCAGCTGCGTGTTGTCGGCCCAATCGACCAGGCGATCGCCGGCGGCGCTGACGCCGGCGCGGAAATAGATGGGCGTGATGGTTTCGGCCACGTTGATCGTCCATTCCCAGGAGCCGATGGCGCCGCGGGTGATGGTGATCGTCCAGCCGAGGGCGGCGGCGACGGCGATGAAATAGGCCTCGCTCTGGCCGCCCACCTGCGCGATTTTCGCCAGCAGCGCATTGCGGCGCTCCTGGATGCTGGCGCCCAGCGGCGTGCAACAGTCCGGCAGGCCGTAATCCATTTCCCAATTCGGCAGCAGAATATCCGTGGTTGAGGGCACGGTTTCCACTTCCGACAACACAGCCGCCTGCGCGTGCAGATCGGCAAACGCCGCGGCGCAGCCGGCCAACAAATCGGCGGCATTGACGCCGGCGAGGGCCACGCCCGGCGGCACGCGCGCCTGCATGGCGGCAGCGAATTCGGCGGCCGTGGCATAGGCCAGCGGATTGCCGAATTGCACGGGCGAGATCGTGGCGGACATCAGGGTGCCGTGACGGTGAGCGCGCCGAGCTGGGCCAGATGATAAGTGGCCGAGGCGATATCGGCCGTGGGCGCCGTGAGATCGAAACTGATCACGCCGAGCGATTGGGCAATGGCGTCGGAAATCCGTTCCACCGGCAGCGCGCCGCCGGTACTGCCCGGCTGGATCCCGTCCCCATACGGCGCGTTGCCGGGCGTGGTGGCGGCAAACAAATTGAGCAGGCTCGCGCTGATATTGGCCTGCACCTGGGCCAGCGTGTAGCCGGTGGCGACGACGCAATTGGTGACGGTGACGGCGATGCTGTCGATCGTGAGCGTCTGATTTTGCGCGCTGCTCACGTCTGCCGGCATTTGCGCGTTGACGTAGGTTTGCACGGTGGTGAGATCGCCGGACAGCGGCAGGATGTTGCCGACGCCGCGGCCATCGAACACGAAAGAATAATCCACCGTGCCGCCGCCGCGATTCTGCGGCCACACCCAAGCGCGGGTGACGCCGGCAGTCGCCTCCTTGACCCAGGTAACGTAATCTCGTTTGGCACCGCCCTGGGGCGGCTGCTGCATGCGCGAAAGGATCGCCTGGCGGTAGGACGTGTCGCTTTCCATGTCGATGCCGCCGGTAAGGCCGCCGGAGGCCACCACTACCTGCGCATTGATGCCGGCGACGGCGACGGAGAGCGTGAGTGACGTGCCGGCCGGCTGATTGGAGAGGCTGCCGCCGGTGATCGCCGTGACGCTGCCGGTGCCAACGCCGCCGCTGATAGTGACGGCGGCGCCGAGCACATATTGCTCGCCACCATTGGAGGTTTCCAGAACGGCGCCGGCCGGCACGGTGTAGCCGTTTGTGCCAGAAAAGCTGACATTGCCGGCGGCGGGCACGGCCTCCTGCCGATAGATGCCGAGCGGATTGCCCTTCAAGTCGAGATAGATGCCCGAGGCGCTGGAAACAAAGAACTGCGTCGCGATGAAATCGAGATAGGCGTATTCGTTGACAAGTTCCTGCGCCAGCACGATCGCGACGATGCCGCACACGCTGCGGCGAAGCGTGGGATCGGTGCCGGGCAGCGCCGCCTGTATCTGCTGGGTGACGCGCTGAATCAGGTTGGGCAGCGTGGGGCGCGGAAAAACCGTGGCCATGACTGCCTCAGTTCAAGCTGGTGACGGGCGTGAGCGTGCCGAGCGTGCGATCCCACAGGAAAGCGTAGGCGGTGGGCGCCGTGCTGCCTGGCACGGCGCGGGTGATCACCACGTTCATCGCCAGGCCGTTCGAATCTATCCAGGATGTGGTGACGACAATCGACGAGGCGATGCCATCCAGGATCATCCACTCAAGAGAGTCGTAGGCGGCGCCGGCAATGAGGTTCGCGTTCTGCTGCGTGGCTGTACAACGCAGGAACAAATACAGTTTCGATCCCAGATAATCGGGCGAGCCGTCCGGCAGCGGCGGCAAATATGGGTCGCCGCACCAGCCGCGGCGGTAGCTGGACCCGTCCGGAATCGCGTCGTCGGCGTCGGCGAGGCGATCGCACATCAGCGACAGGATCACGGCCGTTTGCAGCGTGGAGTCGAGCGCGATATCGCCATTGGCGATGGCGAGATCGGCGCCGCTGCCGTCGGCGCTGAGAAACAGGCCGATATCCATCAGGTGCCGCCCGTGAGGTAGGAGTCGGGCCATTGCTGATTTGGCGGCAGCGTCACGGAGCCGTCGATATTGTGCGTATGGCCGTTGAACGCGACCAGCGCTTCTTCATGGATCAGGCGCCTCATCGCCGCTTCCGTCAGGCCCCACTGGAACATAGGCGTGACCACATTGACGCCGGTGAGGCGCAGCAGGATAAGCTGCCCGCCACGTGAAAGGCCGCATTCGCCGGGCTGGAGGTTGGCGACCGCGTCGGCAGTGTTGTCGCCGCCCAGCGCCACCTTGTGGCTGCCGCCGCGCAGCACGTGCACCTCCAGGCAGTCGGAGCCGGCGACGGGGCTGGCCACGTATCCCGGCGGCAGAAGCAGCTCGATCAGATCGTGCGTATCCTCATCGAGGCCGCTGATCTGCACCAGCGTGCGGCCGGCAACCTTGCTGAGTGTTACGCGCGCACGGGCGACATGCGTATCGAGATCGGCCTTGCTCACGGCGTAACCCCGCTCCAATTGGGCGCGGAACCGCCTTTGCCTTTTTTGCTGTGCAGCTTTACTTCGCCTGGGTCGGGCGTATAGCCGCTGGGCGGCCCCACGCGCAGCTTCGTGCGCTTGCCGACTCCCGGCGCGATCGAAAATGTGGTTTCCACAATGAGCATATCCTGCTGCAGCTGGAGAAACGGCGCGTTGACCGACACCAGCGTGTTCGGCTGCCACAGCGTGTTATCCGGCTGGCGCCAGCCGGCGACGGTGATGTCGGCCTGCGCGGCGCGGCCGGCGGCGTAGGCGCATTCCCAGTTCGCGCGGCGCTGCATGCCGGCCTGATCGAGCTGCGCCTCGGCGATGGAGATTTTTGGGCGGTAGCGCGGCACGCCGCTATCCGTGGCCGTGGCGCGCATGCTGGTTTGCACCGGCGCCGGCGGCGAGCCGGTGCTGCCCCCATTGGCGCCTTCCCAGCTGCTGACTGTGCTGCCGAGCGCCTTCTGGCCCTTGACGATGTAGACCGAAAACCGTTTTTCGACGTTCAACATGGCGCTGGCGGCGATGATGTTCTGGCCTTGCACCAGCCTGCCGCTGGCACGCGTGGTGCCCGTGGTGGCCAGCACCAGGTTGCCATACTGGTCGTCCGTCAGCAGCACGCCGGCGAGGCGGCCGAGGCGTTCCAGGAAGGTGAAGGCGGTTTCGCCCCGTTGCAGCGTGGCATCGGGAAAAATCTGCGAGGCGTCGGTTTGCACCATCACGCCGATGGTGAACGGCGCGCAGATGGCGCGGGCAATTTGTTCCAGCGTGTAGCCCTTGAACTGGCCGCTGGAAATGTCGGGCGTGCATTCCACCAGGTCGCCGGTTTTGCTCGCCCCACGGATGGTGACGCGATGCTGGCGCTGGTCGAAATCGGGCGCGTATTCGTCGACATAGCCCGTAAGAACGGTATCGGTGCCTATCTTCACCACACAAGGCGAGAAGGGCGTGATCTGCCACAGCTGGCCGTTGGTGACCCAGGCATCGGTGACGGCGATCGAGAACACGGATTTCAGGCGATCGAGCGCGCGGCTGACGGTGATTTCCAGCCAGCCCGCGAAGACTTTTCCGTTAACCAGAAGGGTAATCTGGTCCGAATTCGTGCCGCTCATGGCGAACGCCGTTCGCCTAGGTGCGCTTGCCGTCGCCCGGTTCGCAGATAAAGGATTTCAAGCTGATCCGCGGATCTCCCAGCTTGAGCGCGGCCGCCTGGCGCTGCGCATCCACCAGACAGGACATGGAGGTGTCATAGACCCAATCCGGCGAACGGCGTTCGCGGCAGGTGTCGCCATGGACGCAGAGGATCAACACCAGGTGGTAGAGGGTGACCATGGGTTTCGGCTTTCGCTGTGCGATGGCTGGCGATGGGGGGCTGAAACCCATCCTATGGCGTCATGCGGGGAGGTAGACGCCCTGGGTGGGCATGAAGCTGGGGTGGATGGCGGTGTTCAGCGCCGCCAGCGTGTCCCACTGCGTGGCGTCCTGCAGGAGCATCTGGGCGAGGAGCTGGGCGGGCAGGCTGGTGGCCGTGGCGTAGGGGGCGAGCGTTGGCAAAGATTGCGCGCGCTGCACCAGATCGGCGGTAGAGAGGCCGACCAGGCCGAGCAGGCCCTGATACAGCGCGTCGTTATCGGCGTTGGCGGCCGCCAGAATCTGCGCCTCGATCAGGCCGAGCAGCTGCGTTTTGGCGGCGGCGGCGGCGTTGCTGCTGGTCCAGCTCGTGTTGGCGAAAATCTGCGCGATGGCGATGGCGGCAGCGCCCTGCACCAGGCCAGTCAGCTGCTGCTGCAGTTGCAGCTGCAGCGGCACCTGCAGGCCGCTGGAGGCCGGCAACGTGCTGCCCCAGCTGGCCAGCGGCAGAAGCCCCTGTGTGGGGTCCGGCGGCATCAGCGTGATCGTGCTGGTGATGCCGGTAACGGCATCAGACGTGGCGATCGCTGGCGTGGCCGTGATGGCATTGACCGCGGCCATGAACGCGTCCGTCACGGCAATGGCCACCGGATCGCCGGTGAGGCCGGTGATGGCGCTGGTGACTTGTGTGGGCCCGTCGGCGAGGCACGTGCCGATGGCGGCCAGCTGCAGGCCGATCTGGGCGGTAACGGCGGGCGGCAGCCCCGCGAAGCCGGCGACCACGGTGTTTAGGTAGCCGGTGGCCAGGCCCAGCAGCACGCCGGGGCGCATCGCGATCAGCTCGGCCACCGCAAAGGTGTTCACCGCGATCGCCAGCAGCGATTGGAGGCCGGAGATAGCTGAGGCCGCGGTATCGGCCATGATGGTGGGGCTGGGCGTGAGGCCCGATTCCACGAAATCGAGATCGAAATAGGCGATGCCGCCGGCGGAAATCGCCTCTTTCATCGAGATGTGTCGGCAGTTTACCGAAACGGTGCCGAGATAGGGATGCACCAGCGTGCCCGGCCCGTATTGCCGGCAGGCCTGGCGCAGCGCGTCCCTGTTGGAAAAATATTCCTGCGTGAACGGATCGGCCAGAATGAAGGCGCGGATGCGAAACCCGTCGGCCTCGCGGCCCAGATCCTCGGTGCTTGGCGTATCGCGCTGCGGGTATTGACGCACATCGACGCGGCGGCCGCCCGATTCCTCGTGTTCCTCGATTTCGAAGGGCACGCCGCGGAAGCTGGCGGGGAGAAGGCTATCGCGCCACGCCATCAGAACAGGCCATCCATCCAGGCCTGGCCGAGATTGGTGCGGACGTCGCCGACATTGCCGGAATGCCGGGTTTCCAGCATGGCGCCGACCGGCATGTTCGGCAGATGGAGCGTGATATCCACCTTGCCGTTTTGAGTTTCGGCCGGCGGGACCGCGGACGCGTAGGCGGGGCGCGCCTCGTTGGTGGTGCCTGAGAGCGGGCCGTAACCTGGCCGTTCGCTCCAGATCGGGCGCGGCAGATAATCGGTGGCGCGATCGATGACGTGCGCCGCCTCGCCAGACCACGATGCACCTTCCTCGACGTGACGGCCTGCGGTGCGGCCGCCGCCGGCCGGTGCCGTGCCATAGTCGTGGCGGCCGCCGGAAGCGGGATGGCGGCGCCGATACATTTCATCGGCCTTCTGCTGGTAGTCGGGCGCGTTGACGTCCATGCCGACCAGAACCGGCAGGAGCGGCGCCACCTCGGACATCACCACAACGCCCGTGCCGATGATCGGAAGCGCTTTTGCGACCGTGGCAACGCTTCTGATCACGCGGCCGGCCTGTGCAGCTTCGTGCGCCGCAACCGAACCAGCCTTTCCTGCTTCGCCGCCGTGGCCGCCGACACCGCTCAATGCGGCGGCCGCCTCTTCCTCTTTTCCGGCTGCGGCAGCTGCCGTTCCAACGCCACGCCAGGCGGCGACAAGCTCGGTTCCGATCTTGAAGGTGAGTTCGCCTACGGCTTTGCCGAGCCCGATCGCTTCCTTGATCGGCTCGGCCAGGAACAGCACGCCCTTTAGCGCCATCACGGCAGCCAGGCCTTCGATGGCCACTTTCGGGCCGCCGATTGCGTCCACGAATTCGCCGGCGTAGTGGCCGGCGGTGCGCAGATCGGCGCCGATTTCGGCGAAAGGCAGTTTTTCCAGCCAGCGGGCGAATTCACCGACGCCGCCGGCGATATCGCCGGTGATCCATTCCCGGTTCGCCAGCACGAACTCGGTCGACTCCTCGATCACCGGCGCCAGAACGCCGGCGAGCTTACCGCCTAGGAGATCGGTGAACCCGCCGACGGCGAGGTTCAGCTTCTTCTGGTCTTCGTTGTAGCGCTCCAGATTTTCGCCGTAGGGGCCGAAATTGATGGTGTATTCGCCGGCCTCCTTCATGCTTTCGCGCAGTTTTTCACCGCCCTTGCTGAGGAGCGGAATCATGTCCATGCCCGCGCGGCCAAACAGGGCGAAAGCCATGCGCGCGCGCATGGTGGCGCTGGTGGTATGCTCGAACGCGTCGGCCAATGCCGGCAGGGCATCGGCGCCGTTCTTGAAGCTGCGCGGATCGAGGTGCAGCTGCGCGAACAGCGCGGCCGCATCCTTATTCTTGCCCGCGCCGGCCTCGGCCAGAACGCGGCTCAGGCGGCCGACGGAGCGTTCCATCAGGCTGACATCGGTATCGGTCAGCTTGGCTACAGCGCGCAGGCGGTTCAGCTGATCCACGGGCACGCCAATTTCGGTAGCCGCGTGCGCCAGCAGGGCGAAGGATTCGGCGACGTGTTCCGTGGTTTCAAAAATACCGACCAACGATCCGGCCACGCCGAGACCGGCCAGTAATGGCACAAGCTCGGTCGCCGAATGCGCTACCTCGCCGATCGAGGCGTGCAGGCCACCAAATTTTTCGCGCGTGATGTCGATATGTTCGCCGAAGGCCGCCCACATATGGGGCTTGTGCAGATGGCCTTCCTCATGCGCCGCGTGCCCGGCTTCCGCGCCCAGCTCGCGCAGATGCGCCTTGATCTTTTCGATCGTGGCCGTGGCATCGTCGGTGGCAGCGATGATGGCACGGAAAACCTCATTCGCGTCGGCCATAGCGCTTGATTACGCGGCCGACCGCGCCTTCGAACTGGGCGAATTCCCGGATGTCGAGGCCCCAGACGAAGCTTTGGTCGCCGCACCATTTTCCGGCGAGGATGATTCGCTCGAAGAGTTCCCCGACGCCGTGCGATGGAAAAAAATTTTCATAGCTTCCACCGCCTGGTAGATATCGACGGCCTGGAGCGCGTCGATGGTCGACTCGGGCACCTTGGCGCAATGCGCGATCAACAGCCGCATGGCAGCCATATCCACGATCTGGCGACGGTTGCCCGTGTGCGCCTCGATTACGGTGCTGAACGGGTAGCCGGCCTGCAAAATCGCGCGGCCGGTCGGCGGTTCCAGCACCAGTTCGGAAACCTTGTTTTCCCAGGCCTGTACCGGCTCTTCCAGGCGGATCGTGATGGGGCTGTGCATACGCCTACATCTCCTGCGCGCTGAGGGCGGAGAAGGTGACGGTCGTCATCGCCTCCTTGACATCGATTGAGGGGTCGTCGCCGCTCTGCCAGGCGCCGGGCAGCATGTAGGTGCGGCCATTATCCAGCAGCGCCACCAGCGTGACGTTGTTCACGCCCTTCAGCGCCGCGACGCTGATCGAGCCGTCCGTCACCATCTCGCATTCGATCGACGACATGCCGTATTTGCTGGTGTAGCCCAGCGGGCCGGATAGACCAACCTTGTCGTCGCGCAGCAGGCCGCCGAGCTTGATCTTGAAATTGCCGCCCAAACGATACGGCACGCCGCCGATCATGAAGCTTAGCGTGCCGCCAAGGAAGGTGTTTGCCATGTGCCTGACCCTTTATGCGGCGTTGGCGAGCACGGCGGCGGCCGCGGCGCTGTAGTTACGGAACTGGATCGTGTTGTTGATCTGGATCAGACCCTGGACGATGTAGGGTGCGAAGGTGATGTCCAGCTGGTTCGGGTAGGTGGGATCGATCATCGCCGTGGTGGCGGCCAGGAAGGCGCTGGCATCTTCCACCAGACCATCCGTTTCCAGCTGCTGGTAGATCGCGGCCAGCTCGGCCAGCGCCGATTTCGGCGTGACGACCGGGATGCCGGGCGCGAAGGAGTTCCCGTCGCTCGCCAAGAGGCTGCGCGCCCATTTTTGGGCCTCGGCCGTATCCAGCGCGTCGGCGATCGCCATCAGCGTATACATGGTGGTGGTGTCGAAATAGCTCTGGTCCGGCGTGCCGGACGAATTTGTCTGATAGGTGGTGGGCGCGCGCAAGACCATCGGCGCGTTGCTGCCCACTTGGTATTGCGCGAGCGCCAGGCCCTGCCCGAGCAAGGTCTGCCATGTGGTTTTGCTGAAATTGCCGCCCACATCGGCCTGCGCGGTAATCGGCGGCGGCAAGAAGAAATTGATGCCGAGATATTGCAGCGGAAGATTGGGTTGCGCGCGCAGACTAGGGGCGCAGGCGCCGCAATAGGCGGCGGCCGCTTCCCAAACCGGCGAGGGCGAACCGTTTTCGTACGCGAACACGGTGCTGTGCGGATCGTCGTTGGTGACGCCGAAGGCGGACAGATTGGCGACGGTGTTGGACAGGGCCGTCCAGACATGACCCCAGCTTTTGCGATTGGGCGCCCAGCGGCCGCCATTGAAGCTCATCAGCGACGCGAAGGCTGACATGCCGCCTGTGGTGGCATAAGGATGCACAACGAAGCGCATGGGCGTATCGCCGAGCAGGCTCGCGATACCGAGAAGCAGCGGATCGGTGGCGCCGCCGGACATGGCGACGATCGACACAGAGACGCCCGCCGGCAAGGTCTGCCCCCCGGCCAGGCCGAGATAGTTGATCCGCAAATCGATATCGTTACCCAGCGTGCCGCCATTTATCGCGGTGACCGTGACGACGCCGAGCAGAGCCGTCGCGGTGACGGGGAGCGAAGGCATCGCGTTGATCGCGGCGGCGAGGTTCGCGGCGATGGCGGTGGCCGAATTGCCGCTTGCGACACCGACCTGCACGAGCTGGCCGGCGATATACGCGAAGAGCGTGCCATTGCCGGTGGCGGGGCCGACGAAGCTGAAACTTCCGGAGGCCTTTGTGGCACCCGTTCCGTCCGCCAGCGGCAGGCAATAGATTGGCCCTGTGGGATCGTTGGCAAAATAGGCCTGGAACATGCGGCAAAGATGGCTGCCGGCGCCAAACAGGCTGATTGCCTGCGGCACGGAGGTGACGGGCGTAAGCGTCGTCGGCTGCGGCGTGATTGTCTGGCCGATCAGCAAAGTCGGCTGCGTGACGTTGTTGACGCCGGCCTGGGTATTATCAAATGCCGTCTGATTGAGCGGATAGAGCAGGCCCGGCGTGTCCGCGACGAAAGCAGCCATTGTTTGCCCCTATGGTGGTGGCAGGAGTGTTTCGGTGACGAATTCCGTCGGCACGGGCGGCGTGCCGGCCTGGCCGGCGACGATCGTGGTCACCACTTTTTGCAGCGGTTGGATGACGGGCTTCGGCAGGCCTGGCGCGCCCGCCTGGCCGAGCACGCTGCCGGTGCGGGCGCCGTAATTATCGATGTAACGCAGCGTGATGGCGGTGATGTGCTCGACCAGATACAACTCGCCGCTGCGCGTGTGCTTCTGCATTTCCTCGATATCGGTGGGCGGCGGCGCGAAGGCGCTACCGATCCAGACCGGATCTTCGAACAATGCATCGCGCACCTGCTTGCGCATGATGTCGGTTTGCAGCACGGCGGCCGCCGCGTCGGTGCTGCGATAGATCATCTGGATCTGCAGCGTGAGACTTGCCCAGAAGCCCGGGCGGCCGCCGGCGTCGGCGCGCCCAGTGCGCTGTTCCTTCGAGAAAATGTTGATCTGCGCGAAGACGTCGTCGGGCACCGGATCGATGGGCGAATCCTGCACGTTCAGCCCGGCGATGGTCGCCTGGCTTTTCAGCACCGCCACGGCGCCCTGGCGGATTTTGACGTCGAGCGGGAGCGTGTCGAAAAAGCTTTGGCTCATTTATGCCGCGCCGTAGACCGGCGGCGCTTCCGGGAGCGTGGCCATGACATCGCTGGCCAGCACGATGTGCAGCAGGATGTGGCCGTGGCCATCTTCCAGCGCCTCGGCGATGCGCCAGAGGCGGCCGCGAATGCGCAGGCGATCGTTTTGCGCCGGCAGCGCCGCGGGAAACTGGCTTGCCTGTATTCCGAGAGCGGTTTTGGTGTCGGTGACTTCGTCGCCGCCGGTGAAGGTGGTTTCGACGTATTTGTCGGTGTAGACGCCAATAAGGCCGGGCACGGCGCGGCCGCGCTGCGGCAGGAAATCGAAGGGCTCGCCGAAGGCCTGCATGCAGGGACCGACGACCAGTGCGTCGAAATCGAGCGGGCCCGTCATGCGGCAGGTGTCACGCCTCTGATTTCGGGCCCGTGTTGCAACGGCGTTGACTGGATCACCGGCGGTGCGGCGGTCGGCGGCGGCTGCGCTATTTTCACATCCGTCGCCGGCGCGGCGGCGTCGGTTTCCGGTGCGGGCGCTTCAGGTTCGGTTTCAACCGCGGGCGCGGCGGCCTCGATTTCCGGCTCAACGGTCTCGCCAAGGCGCTTCAGCTCGACCGCCAGCGCGGCCGACACACGCGCCATCTGGTTTGCGGGAAAGGGCGCGTGGCCTGAGCCTGTATAGAGATCGCCCTTCGGCACGATCTCGACGTGCTGAGTCATGAATTTTCCTTTTGCGGGCCGGCGAACGGCGTTCGCTACGTGATGGCGGGCTGAAGCCCACTCTAAGATGGCGCCTTATCAGTCGCCGAGGGCAAGCAAGCCTGTGCGCAGCGTTTCCGGCCGGTTGCAGACGTGCAGCGGGAAGCTGTCCACCTCGAATTCCTGGAAAGCGTTCTTGCCGCTGGGGTCTGGCAGGTTATAGACATACATCGGCAGGCCGGGGCGGTTCACGTCCTGGAACGTCTCGCCAGGCGCGTAATGCACGTCGAAAATGCCGTCGCCCTCCGCAATAAAGAACTGGCAGCGGTTGGTGCTGATGCCGATCGTGGTGGCGTCATCCGAGCCGCGATAGTTGATCCAGGTGACGCCGCCAAACTGCATCTCGCCGAAGGCCTTGTCCTTGCGCAAATCGGCAGCCAACACGCTGTATTTTACCGATTCGACGACATCAGGATGGTTGACCAGCGCATCCCAGAAATTATCGCCGCAGAGGGCGACGATGTAGCTCTGGCCCTCGACGAAGCCGCCCTGCGCGCTGCGTTTCATGCTGCGGACCGTGGCGGAAATAACACTGCGGAGCGAGCCATCCGTCTGGTCGGCCGTCAGGGCCTGTTTCAGATCGAAATTGATGGCGGCGGGCTGTGCCACGTTGAACGCCGCGAAGTAGTTGACGATCACGGTTGTGCCGTCGGCATCGAGCAGAACGCCGGTGACCGCCCCAAGGCGGTGATTTTCCCAGGTATATTCGATCTGCTTGGTGAGGCCGGTCGGCCCCATCAGCTTGCGGGCCACCAGGTCCTGCAGCGTCATCAGCTGCATCGGCTCATCGTAGCTGCGCACGTTCTGCATCTCGTCCGCCCGGATCGTGGCCTTCTGGGCCAGACGCGGAATGGTGAAATAGGTCGCGTTTCGCTTTTCTTCCTGGCGGATCGCGGGCGGTGCGCCGCGCGGGCTGGTTTGGATGAGGTTCAGGATGCCCTGCAGCCGATCGACGGCAGCCGCAGTGGTGAGCAGCGGGTTGGGCCTAAAGATCTTCATCTGGCCGAGGCGGTTCGGCAGATACGGATATTTGTTGACCAGCCTGGTCAGCGTGAGATTGCTGAACGGTTCTCCGCGAAAGACGTTCAAACCCAACGAGCCGGACATTCCTTACTCCTTCTTTCTCGAACGCAGCCGGATGATCTTAGCGCGGAATGATGTTGAGCGCGCGCAGCTGGCTGTAGGCCGTTTGCATCTGCGCGGCCGTGGTTCCGGCGGGGAATTGCAGCGAGCTGGCGGCCACCTCCGCATGGCGCATGATCGCGGCCATTTTCAGCGTGCCCCCGGCAGGCACGAAATCGGTGTTGTAGATGATGCCGGCGACGGGTGCGTTGCCTGTCCAGAACGTGACGTAACCGGTGCCGGTGCCGACGCCGATGGTGAAGGTGTCACCTGCCACGAAGGCGGTGCCGCCGGCGGTGATCAGGAAGCCGATCTTGTCCTCGTAGTAGGTTCCGGTTTTGCCGGCCGCGAGCTGCGTGCCCTTGGGATCGACCACGGTGAAGGTGGTGGCCGCCGTGAACACCACCACGTAGTTTCCGGAAGTGGCCGTGGCGGCCTGCACCGTTTCGACGTTGGTGAGCGTGCCGTTGCCGGTGTTGCCGCCGGTTTTGGGGGCGACGACGGGCGCCGCGCCGTTCGCGATGGTGATGGTAAACCCATCGCCGGCGACGAAGGCGGTGCCGCCGGCGTTCAGCTGAAAGCCTATGCCATCGAAATACGCGGTGCCGGTTGCGCCGGGGGCGAGCACGGTTCCGTCGGGCTCCGTGACGGTATAGGTGGTGGCACCGGTGAAGGTGACGGTGTAAACGCCGGTCTGCACACCGATCAGGCTGGCCTGGACATTGGTGACAGTGCCGTTGCCGGTGTTGCCGGACCCGGCCACCACGGTTTCAGAGCCGGCCTCATAGGCGAACACCGTGCCGGCCTGGACGCTGAGATCGAGCGATCCGGCCGTATTGTCGAAGGTGACGACATCGCGCGACACGCCGTACAGCTCGCGCAGCAGGAATTCGCCGGTATAGAATTTTTCTTGAATCTGCGAGACCATGACGGGCGCCTTTCAGGCTTTCAGCCGGTGACGACGAGGTTTCAGAGGGCGAACGGGTCTTTCGCGCGGGCGGCTGCCCGGTCCCACCCCGCCTCGATCTGCTGCTGGCTGGATTGCGCCGGGGGCGCGGCGCCGACATGGCGGTTCGCCTCGGTTTCCATGCGGCTGGTGAGGCTTGCGGTTTGGGCCACCGGCGCGGGCATCATGTCGAGCATGGCGATGATCTTGCCGCGGCCGAAATCGGTGGTGAGCGCCATTTTCAGCGCGAAATCGGCGTGGGCGGCGGCTTTCGGGTGCGACATGATGCGCGCAATGCGGGAGCGTTCGCGCATGCGGGCGGCGCGGGCGTTCGCCTTCTTGCCGGTTTTCTTGATTTCGGTTTCGTCGGACTCGTCGTCGCCGTCCTCGTCGCAATCGTCCTCGTCTTCCGTGCTGGCGGCGGCGGCGGTGGTGGCTTCGGGTTCCTTGTCGCCCTTCTTCATGTCCTCGTCATCGCCTTCGGCTTTCGGATCCTTGGCGTCCGGCTCGGCCGTTTTTGCGGCCGGCGCGGCTGCGCCGCCGATGCCGACGAAGGAGGCGGCGGAGCTGAGCGCGCCGCGCTTGGAAAACAGTCTCATGATGGCTCCTTCAGGAAGTTTTTAGAGCGGCAAGCGGCGCGCCGGGGTTTTCCAGCTCGGCCCGGTTCAGATCGTCGGCCGTGACGGAGTCGGGCGGCGGCAATTGCACGGGCGGCGCCGGGCGTATGTCGGGCGCGGCCTGGTCGGCTGGCGGGGTTGGCATGAGGCCCGCATGCATCAGGCCTTTTGCGAGTATGGCGCTGGGATAGACGTAGTCGGCGCATTCCTCGGCAATGATCGCAGCGACCAGGTCTGACATAATCCGCCAGCTGCGCGTATCGAAAGCCTCATAGGCCTGAATGCGCGTACGGCCGGCGACGAAGGCGACGTAGCTCGCTGTCTGGTTTTCCTGCGGGGGCGCCCAGCGGCGAATGGCTTGGGCGATGTTCTGGCAGCCATCTTTCTCGTGATAGCTGATCAGGGTGAGCACGATCGCGCGAATGCCCCATTCGGGCGCGGAGAAGGTGCAAAAGGCGTCGTCGTTGCCCGGCCAGATCTCTTCTTTCCACACCGGTGCGCGGGTGCTGCGGCGGATATTGCCCGGGTTATTGTTCCGGACGCCGCGCGGCGGTGTGGAAGACTCGGACATGGCCGGGCGCCGGCGTTACAGCGCGGCCGCTGCGGCGGAGATGGCGGCGGCGAGCAGATCGATCTGCGCTTTGTGCTCGGCGCTCATTGTGGTGGTGGGCAGCGCGTTGATGAGGGCTGTGCCGTCGGCCAGGAAGCTGGCGAGCGAGGTGGGCGGTGTTGCCGGGTTGAGGGCCGCGACATCCGCCGAGAAGGCGTTTTCGAAGTTCACCACAGCTTCGGGCGGGTTTGGCACCTCGATCGCGATGATGCTTTTGGCGATCGGCCAGAGGGTTTGCACCTGGCCGACGACGGCCGCCCATTTCGCCTGCGGCGTGCTGACGGGCGCGCCGGCGGTGGGCGGCTGGCAGGCGGAAAGGCTGGCGGCGATACCCGCCGCAAGGAGAACCGGGACGAGTTTCAGCGCCGTTGGCGCGGCGGGCGGCGTGGCCGGCGCATCGGCGTTGGTGGCTTTGCCGTAATTGCCAGCGAGCGCGTTCAGCACGGCGCCGATTTTGCCGGCGATGCCGCTGGTGGGCTGGAAGAAAGCCATGGCGTGGGTGATGGCAACCAGCGCGGCCAGGCCGGCCATAACCGGCGCCTGGTACGGCGCCGGGATGAGGTTCATGATGTCCATGTGTGGTTCCTTTGTGAGACCCCCACCCCGGCCCTCCCCGCAAGGGAGAGGGAGGAGTTAGGGGAGTGAGGCGAGCAGCTCGGCGAAGGCGGCGTCGGGCGACATCACGGCGTCGACCAGGCCGAGTTTTTCGGCGTCGGCCGCGAGGAACGTCGCGGCTTCGGTGTCGCGAACGGCGTTCGCTGTGATGCCGCGGTTGCGGGCCACGGTTTCGACGAACATTTCGCCGAGCGCATCTATCTGCGCCTGGAAGTTTGCGCGGGCGTCGCGCGGCAGCGGCTCGAAATCGTTGCCATCCGATTTCCGCGCGCCGAATTGAATGATGTTGATCCTGATTCCGGCGTTGCTGAGTGCGACCGACAGGTCCGCAAACATGGCGATGACGCCGATACTGCCGGCGCCGCCGGTGCAGGGGGCGACAATGCGATCGGCGGCGCTGGCCAGCAGGTAGGCGGCGCTGTAGGCACCTTCATCCAGTATCGCCCAGATGGGTTTCGTTCCGCGTGCGGCGTAGATGGTGTCCGCCAGGGTAAATGATCCGGGCACCTCACCGCCGGGGCTATCGATCTGGAGGACGATGGCGCGGATGTCGGGATCCTGCAGCGCGTCAAGGAAGCATTCGCGCAGGCCGTCATATCCTGTCATGCCGGAAAACGGTTGCAGAAAGCCTAGTTTTTGAACCAGCGTTCCCTCGACCGGGATGATCGCGATTCCTTCCTCGACCGAATAGACCTTACCTTCGGCCGGATTGCCGAACAGTTCACGCACATCCATAGGCGCCTGGCCCATCATGAAGAGTTCGGGCGGCTGGCCGCCGTGCGATATTTCCGCCACGCCCAGGCGCCCTTCGATGGCGGCGGTGATGATTTCCGCTTTGATCGGGTGGATCAGCAGCGGCGTGTTGAAGATGCGTTGGGCGAGATGCGGGAAGCGGTTCATCTGGGCACCATGACGGCGGCGATCGCGGCGAGCATGGCCAGGATGAGGCAGGCCGCATCCTTCCAATCGGCCATGTGCGCGCTCCGGGATTGCAGTGGTGAAGTAAAAGTTTTTTGGTTTTTTTCTTCAGAAAAGAACTTCGCCTTCCACGTGATCGGCGACGCGGTCGCGCGCTTGGGCGAGCAGGGTGATCGCGTCGGTGAGCGCCCGGCTGCCGCCGGCGGCTTCGACCGCCGTCATGGCGTCGCAGATGGCGATTTCCGCCGGTGTGAGCCAATGAAGATCGATGCGCGTGGGTATGCCGTCGGGCCGCTTGGCGGGGCGGATGCCGCCGCTTTCCTTCCATGCGGCGAGGGCCGCTTCGTAGTCTGCGCTCATGGCCTCGACCTTTTATTTCGCTTTGGTGAGTCTTGCGATGGTGGGCTGAAGCCCACCCTACGAAGATTGCGGCGCCTTGTCCGTAATGACGTCTTTCACTTCCTCCAAAGACAATTCGTAGGTCGCCGAGCCGAAGGACGATGCGTTCGATACCTTGATTCCGGTAACTTTCGGAACGTTGCCGGCCAAGAAATTGACGCGGGCCCATTCCTGCATCGCCTCGATGACCGTCTCTTCCGAAATTGTCAGTTTCGCCGCTCCACGAAGCATTTTTTGATCCATCTCGTTTGCTAGGCGGGTTGGGGCTTTTCTTCGTCATGCTCGGCGTTGGTGGGCCGGTAAACCTGCGGAAGCGGGATGTCCAGCTCATGGAATAATTCCAACTCGCTCTTGCGTCCTTCAAGAACGTCTACATAGTATTCGCCGCTGATTTCGGCGCAGGTTTGTTCCAGCGTGCCGAAACCGGCGTCCAGCCCCAGCACCTCGCCCTGGCGTTCCTTGACGGGATCGACCCAGCCTCGGCCGGGGCCGATCCACTTGGCGCGGGCGAAGGCGGCGCGGTGCTGAACGTAGTCGTCGTGCGTGAAGCCGGCGGGCAGCAAATCCGGGTTTTGCGCGCAGAATTCTTCAACCCAGGCGTCGTAGATGGGCGCACAGAAACCCCAGGCGAAATCGTGGCGCCGGCGAATCAGCGTTTTCCAGGCCTGCAGCATGGCGCCGCGGAAGCTGGAGTAGTTGAGTTTCGAGAAATCGTTACTGATCTCTTCGGCACTCTGGCCCGTGGCCGTGGCGACTGAGCGAATAAAACTCGACTGGAACTGGTCGAAATTCTCGCCGGCGCCGGCGACGTTGCCGACCGTATCGACTTTTTCACCAGGCGCCAGCACGGGCAGAACCACGCCATTCAGGGCGGCGCCGCCGCCGGCGTGGTGGCTGGCGCGGAGTTCCTGATACATCGACGCCGGGAAGGAGTCGCCGCTGGCAGAATCGAAACCGGCCTCCATCGCGTCGCGTACTGCGGCCTCATCGTACGGGCTGGTGACGAACATGCCGTAGACCGTGCGCAGCAGGGCCGCGGCCAGGGTGTAGTCGTCGTAGCGGTGCAGATCCTTCAGCCGCGAGATCACCGAGATAAAGATGCTGTTGCCGCGGTGCTGGCCGGCGCGTTCCTTGTCGAAATCGTGCACGAAGATGCGGCGCGCCCATTCGGTTTCGCGCGGGATGCGCTGCCAGGTGACGGATTCGGCGGCGTTATACCAGTCGTACTGATGGGCCTCCGTGATGTGATAGGCGATGGGCGCCTGCAGGTCGTCGATTTCCACGCCGCCGCGAATGCTGCGCGTATCCACGGCGCGGTTCGGGTTGCACAGCCGATCGGGGTCGATCATCTGCACCGTGGTGGCGTAGCGGGCCGCGCCCCTGCCCTGCCGGCCGACCATCCAGGGCAGCATGGCGGTGACATCGCCTTCCACCAGTTTCGTCGCCAGGCCCTGGTAGAGAAGCTGGGTAATGGTGCTGCTGCGCTCAGCGTCGCACCAGTGGGCGGGATCGTCGGCCCACATGCGCCATTCCGCCAGCGCCACGCTGGTGAATTCCTTGGCCCAGGTGCGATCATAGGTGGGGCCGAGCTTGCGTTGCAGCACGCGCCAGCCCGGCTGCGGCACCGGAAAGAAGTGCGCGCCCACCGCCGCGTCGGCGATGCGCTGGATGCTGCCGCGTGCCCAGGGATCGTTGCGGTAGAGATCGCGTGCCCGGGCGACCACCAGGTCGCGGGAAAAATTGATTTCCGCGTCGGGGCTGCGCACGGCGGGCAGCCAGCTCGCCATATCGTGGGCGCGCGGCATGGCGCCGTGATAGGCCCATGCGGATTCGCCCCAGCCCGCGCCGATATTGGCGCGCATGCGCACACGCGCGATCTCCCGCGCCGTGACGGGGCGGCCATCGGCGTGGACCAGGCCCTGGATGGCGCCCATCAGCCGTAGAGTGCGGCTTCGTGCGCGGCGCGGAACTTCGCTTTGGCTTTCTGGAAGGTATCGACCGCGCAATCCAGGAAACGCACCTTGCGCTGCAAATCCTCGATTTCGGCCTGCAGCTCGGCCCGCATATCGGCCGCGGCTTCGATCACCGCGTCGTAATCGAAGTTTTGAGGCAGGCCTTCGGCCGGTTCGATATCCATCACGTATACACCCTTATCGCGCGGCGGCGGCCGCCTTGGCCGAGCAGCTGGCGCAGCTCGCGTATGTGCTGGCGCAGGGCGGCTTCGTTGGCGCGTTGGTAAGTGACCGATTTCTGCCCGGAGCCTTCGCCGTAGCTCACCGTGACGGCCTTGCCGCCGGTGATCAGCGTATCGAGCGCCACCAGCGCGTTGTTCAGCATCGTTTGCAGCTGGGCGGGCGGCAGGCTGCTGAAGGCGCTGCCGCCCGCGGCCAGCAGGGCACAGGGATCGTTGATCAGGATGACGCTGGTCGGGTTGATCATCACGGTCCTATGCGGCGGGCGGCGTTGGCTTGGGCGGCGCGCGAAGCGGCGGCAGCGGCGACCTTTTGCGTGAAGGACAGGCGGGCGGCTGGCACCGTCTCCCGCGGCGGCTGCGCTGGCGGCTTGACCGCCGCGGGAGGTTGCGCCGGCGCGGCCTGAGGCACGCCCGTCGCACTCGGCTGTGGGGCGCTGGGAAGCCCCACAAGGGTGTTCTGATCCCACTCCCGCGCCCAAGGGGGCGGGCGGCCCCAGTCGAAGGCACTAGGTGCGAAGAGATGGGCGACGGTGCCTGTCATCACCAGAAGATCCCAGGCCTCGTTGCGGGCGGTGACCTTCTCCCAGTTGCCACGCTTGTCGCGGCGCTCGGCGACCAGCTGCTCGAAGAAGCTGTGCGGCGGCGCCGGCGAGAGGAGCGCCGCCGGGATGTGCACGTAGCCGGGGCCGATCTCGCCGGTCGCGAGCTGGGCAGCGGCCTGATCCTTGAACCAGTTCGGCGCGAACAGGCCCACCGGCACGTCACCACGGGCGCCGCTGCGGCGATCGGCGCGGGCATCGGGCCTGACGACCTGCAGCGGCCGCGGGTTTTTGCTGACGCTGCCGCCCCGCAGCGGCAGCAGGCGGTAGGCGGGGCGGCCGGCAATCAGGCCCATAGAGCGGGCCCGGTTATCCTTGCGGGCGCGGCGCCAGGCTTCCAGGCCTTGGACGGCCACGCCCGCCTCGCCCTGGCTGTCGTAACCGACGCCCAGCACGCGCATGACGCGGCCGGAGCCATCGGCCAGCTTGAATTCGGCGGCGGCGGCTTCGCGCAGCATCGTGTCCCACGCCGCGCCATCCGTTGCCGGCAGCACGTCGCGGATCACCTGGTGGCGGATGATCCAGGATTCGCGGCCGGCGCCGAAGCCGCGGAACAGCAGCTCAAAGCGGTTGGCCTGCACGTCGATCGCGCAGACGATGAAGCGAACGCCGTTCGCCACCGTGTCGAGGGCGAGCTGCGCGTCGGCGCGTGCCACCAGCGTGGCGGCATCGACCGAGCCCACCGATTTCGGCGGGTCGTAACCGCAGCCGACCTGTTTGACCACCACCTGGCGCAGCGAGGCGTCGCTGCCGGTATCCTCGAATTCGCGCTGCGCTTTGGCGAGGCTGGCGGCCAGGCCGCCGATGCCGCCGAAGAGGAAGGGCGACATGATGCCGACGATCCAGAAGCCGGCGATGTCGCGCCGCGCGAGCTGGCCGGTGATCTCGCCGGTTTCGGGATCGATGTGCTGACCGAGGCCGACCCAGCGGCCGGTGAGGTTCATGCCGCGCCGTTCGTGATCGGCGATGAGGCAGCCGTTGTGCGGGCAGAGCAGATGCGCGGAGAAGGCGATCTGATCGAGCGGCAGTTTTTCGTTGTACTCGAGCGTGGTGACGTAGGCGGCCCCAGGGTTCGGGCTGCTCCACATTTCGCAATGCGGGCAGCGCCACCACCAGATGCGGCGATCGCTGTCGCGATACAGCGACATGATGCCGGCGTTCCATTTTTCGGGCTTCGCGCCTTCCGCGCGATCGGGGTGAGAGAGGCAGAAGAGTTTCGATTCGCGGCCGAAGGTGGAGCGGCGCACGTCGAGCAGGGCTTTCGGGTCGGCGTAGCCGCCATCGGTGCTGCCGATCGTGTAACCGTCGTATTCGTCGGCGATGATGCGGCCGGCGGCCTTGTTGGTGAGGTTGGCGAAGGTGGCGGGGAGCAGCTCGACGGCCATGCCGAGGAAGCCTTTGAATTTCAGGCTATCATCGGTGCGGTTGGGGCCGAGGCGGCGCTGCAGTTCCTTGTGCTGGGCGATCATCGGGTTGATGGTGCGCTTGACGTAGGCTTCCAGCGCCGGTTGCGCCTGCATATACCACAGCAGATTTGCAGGATCGGTGCAGGCGAGTTTCAGAAACCAGTTTTCGGCAATCGCCGTGCCGCCGCACTGGCCGGGTTTCGCGAGGGCGACCGTGGTGTGCTCGGCATCGTCGAGCGCGTCCATGATCTCGACCAGGTAGGGCGCGACATCGTGGTTCCAGCGGCCGACATAGCCGCCGCCTTCGTTGAAGAGATAGCGGTTGGCGGCGGCGTAATCGGCGGTGCTGATTCGCTGCGGCGGCAGGAAAGCGTCCAGCGCGCCGGCGACCAGGGCGCGGGCATCGGCGTAGTTAAAGCAGGGCGGGCTGGTCTGCATCTTTCGGGTCCGATGCGGCTTTCAGGGTCTCCTGTGCGGTGGTGACGAAGACGCGCTGGGCTTCCGCGATGCGGGCCTGAATGCTGCGGATCACCGCGTCGGGAATGGCCGCGTTGCGCAGTTCCTGGCGGATGGCGGCATCCATGTCGCGGCGGAGGGCGGCGAAGGCGGTGTAGACGGCGGCGCGGACTTTGGCGGTTTCGACGAGGAAGCCCGCTTCGATGGCTTCTTCGCGTTCGAGCTGGCGGAGCTTGGCGAGGGCAACGCGGTCGCGCGGTGTGAGGGCGGCGTCTTCGGGCGGCGCGATCTCGGGCAGCGTGTATTGCTGCATGAGTTCGTCGCGCGCCTGGCCGGCGGCGATGCGGGTTTCGTCGATCTGCCGCAGGAAGGCGGTGACGGCGGCGGGGTCGAATTCGTAGGCGACGCCGTTTGTGCCTTTGCGGAGCACGGGGAATGCATCGCCGTGCTTGCGGAGGAGCTTGTCGAGGGTGGGCAGCGAGGTGCGCAGGATGGTGGCGAGTTCGGCCTTGTTGACCACGCCGGCGGCGCGTTCGGGTGCGTCAGACATGAACACCCCCAACAACTTAAAGGCGTTTTCGCAAGCCAGTCACACCGAAATAAAGCGCGGCGCGAAATACCCGCGGGGCGCGGGACCGGTAGGAAGGACCCAAGCGTTTTGGGAATGCCTGTGATTCGGGAGGCGCATTGCTTGTGGAATGCTGCGGGGCTTGTCGCACTACAGCGGCGCGGCTGATGCGCGTCGGCCTGTGTTTGGTTTGCGGCCAGCACTCTCGCGGACCGAAGGGAGTTCCTGTGGGCTATTTGTCGGCGATTGCTTCGCGCAGGCGCTTGATGAGGCATTCGGCGAACTTTGTTTTAGCGACCAGGGTGACGCGTTCGCGGAAGCCGAAGCGTGGTTCGTAACGTGTTGTGCTTTCGAAGCTGAAGAGGCGCAGCACGTGGTGGCCCGGCAGACGCTTGAAGAAGCCACCTGGCCCGCGGCCGCCGATCCCCTTGTCTTTCAGGTAGAAATAGCCGGTGTCGCGCTTGGCGCGGGCGGCATCGTAAGCTTTTTTGCGGCGCTTCTGCCCGGTGGTCAGCTCACGCGTGCTATCGGCCAGCGCAATTATGCGGCTGACCGCGCCGTAAGGAATGTTGCCGAACTGGTTGCGATCGATCTTGCTGGGCAAGATCAGCGCCGTCGCCTCAGGCTTGCGGGTGTTTTCGCTGGGCAGGCGCGTGCCGCCGATCTCTTCGTGCAACAGATACTGGGCCTGGATGGGTTTGACGAACACCGCCGAGGCCAACGTGGTTTTCGTCGCCGACTGGATCGACAGGCCCCTCATCGTAAACGGCGAGGGGCGATCGAAGATTTTCGGCAGATCGCCGGTAACCTCCGCCTGCGCCAGCTTCGCCACATCCGTCAGCGCGCGGGCCGTGGCGAACGGCACTTGCTTGGCGGCAACGGCATCGAGGCGTGCGGCGAAGCGGGCGACGTCGAAATTGACGCTGATCGCGATCGGCACGGCCACACCCCCGATTAAAAAACCCGCCTCAATTGCTTGAAGCGGGCGCAGCACTCCGATGGTGACGTTTTTTAGGCAAAAACTGGGAAGGGTGTCAAGCAGCAGTGCCAACCGCTTCAGAAACCAAACGAATTGCGGGAACCGGCAGAGTGATCCAACCCGCGATTTCCGCGTATCGGTAGAGCGACTCGCACACGTGATCCTTCACCTTTCGATGATCCATGCGCAAATGCTGGGCCAGCTGGCTGGGCCCGTAATTATCCACGGCTACCGAAAACACCACGTCGCATCGCGACTTGCCGGCGCCGACCACGATGCGTGCCTGCTCATCGCGCCACGGAATATAGTGGTTGCGGTAGGAACGTCGCAGCGATGCCGGCCAATCTTCCGCGCTGCCACCGCCGACCGCGCCGAAGCGGCTGGTGGTGGCGAACAGCGTTCGCGTGATCGCCTCGAACACCTTGCCGATCTCCTGGGCAGCCCGCAGCTGATCGGCTGTCATCTGGCCGCGATCGAACATGCGCTGCGCCACGCAGGCGCGCGCCTTGTGCAGCGTTTCGGGCGTTGCCGCCTGTTCAAGCTCGGCACGGCGACATTCGCGTTCATGCGCCACCAGGCGCTTGCGCCGCGCCTCCGCTTCGCGCAACCGACCCCATTCCTCGCGGTGCATTTCCACCGTGCGTTGCCCGAAACTTCCTGCCTGCGCCATGATTTCCCCCGATTTGAGCAATATCAACGCTGTTACCTGCGTTACCTAAAGTGTTACCTGAGGCGGCCAAATAACCCCTTATTATATCTATCTCTTTTCTAAGAAGGTAACAGGTAACGATGGTAACGCCTGTTTATGCCTATAGAACCGATGTGCGGCGGTGCGCTTTATGCGGTAGGAGACATGACGTTACCTACGTTACCCGCGTTACCTCATTGATTTCATTGGGCCACACCGTTACCTCAGGTGTTACCTGCGTTACCACGCCGCAAGCGGCTGGAAACGCTGCATTATCCTACCATGGCGGTTTCTCAAACTCGCTGGCGGGCATTGGTTTTTCCTCCAAACCCAGATCGGCTGCACTCACCCAAATTGCACGTGTGGGCAGCGCGCCGATCTTCATTGTCTTGCCAGAGGTGCGGCTGCTGGGCAGTTCAAGAAGGCCGGCATGCCAGCGCATCCCTTCCCACTCGCTGCCGTTGAACAGCGCCTTCAGCTCCTTGTTCGAATTCGCGAACCATACGCCGGCGGGCATGGCTTGGTCGGCCACGAGGTCGGAGTCGCCCGCGGCGCGCGCGGCCGTGCGCGCGGCCTGCATGGCCTCGGCCGTGGACACGGTTTTAATGCCGTGCGCGGCCAGCACGCGGCGCGCGCGATCGGCGCCGATATTGGCCACGCGAGCCGCGCCATCGCGACCGATGCGCCGCTCCATTTCGGCGTCGGTCTCGCCGGCGTGCAGGCAGATATCCATCAGGCTGGCCACCGGTTCGCGATCGGTGCTGCGATCCATCTGCAGGGCCGTGCTGAGCAGAAACTGCACCAGGCGGCGCGCGCTGCCTTCCTCGGCCACCATGTCGGCGGTGCGCACCAGCTTATCCAGCCCGGCCACGCCCGCGCGCGCATCCAGCACGTTCGGCACGCCTTCCTCGGTGAGGATCCACCAGCCGGCCAGGATGGCGCCGAACTGGTCCATCTCGCGTGGCTTGCAGCCGATGCGGCCGAGCTGATCGCGAAACGCCGCCAGGCTGGCGCCATATCTTTCGAAGGATGACAGGGCGCGGGACCAGAGTTTTGGCCCCGAGCGACGCATGCCCTCGGCCAGTTTTTCGTGGGCCACGGTGTGATCGGCGCCATCCTCCGGCGCCCGGAGTTTTATCAGCACCACGCGGCCCAGATGCGTATCCTTCATTTCCGGATGGTGCGTCGCGGCGAAGAAAAAACTGCTGGCGATTTCGATCGCGCGCGATTTGCCGTCCGGGCTGCCGCGCGTGCCCTGCGTGCCGGTGCCGCCCGAGGCCGTCAGCACCATGTTCATCACCGATTCGGCCAGGCGCTTGTCCCGCGCCTCATCGTTTTCGTCGATAAACACGGGCATGGCGATGCCGGAAACGTCGCCCTCGATGCCCGCCTTGCTCGCATCGTTCTTGTACAGGTTCAGTGGGCAGCAGGCGACAAGCACCTGCATCAGCGCCGATTTGCCGCAGCCGCCCGGCCCGAAAATGAAGGCCGACGGGCGCCAATGCGCGGCCGCGCCCAGATAGGCCGTGCCCAGCACACCGATCACGGCGATCGCGCCGCCCTCTGCCGCGAAGCGGAACAGCGATTGCAAATTTTGCTGCAGCGCGCGGCCAACCGAGGCATCGCATGGCGTATCCGGCCGGGGCTCGGGGGGCGCGGCGGCCCAGATCATGTTGCCGTCGCGAAACCCGGCTTTCTGCCACCCCGCGCCCACGCGCACCACGTCGCCGCAATGCACTGCGAGATCGGTTTGCCCATGCGGCCACACGCCGGGGCGGCGCACGCGCATGTGCTTGCCGAACATGCCGGCGGCAAAGCACTGGCTGCCGAGGTAGTTGGCCGCCGCATTGATGGTGAAATCAACCGTTACGTCCTGCGTCAGGATCTGGCCGTTATCGTCCCGGCGCGGTTTGCCGGCTTCATCGAGCACGGGCACGGTTTGTTTTTTCGGAAAATGCGCGCGCAGCCAGGAATCGTCGTGGCCGAACAGGTTCAGCAGATCGTGCCGGCTGCCGAGCTGCTTGGCGGTAAGCTCCCGTTTCTGGCCGATGCAGTCGGTGAACACCAGGCGGCCATCGATATGGCCGAGCGCGTGCACCGGGCACGCCCTATCCGCATCGTCCGCCGGCGGTTCGGGCGGTTTTTTGCCTTTGCCGCCGTCGATCAAGGCAAACGCCCGATCGGCGCCCGCGATGGCCTGACGCACTTTGTCTTCGCCGGTCGGCACTACGAAAGCTCGAAGAATTGGCAGGGTTTTTCGCAGACGGGTCGCTGCAAAAGAGCCACTAAATCGAACGGGGAAACACAGATCGCCGAGCAAAGGAGATACATCAGCTCTGGCTCGAAACCGCGATCGTCGAGCAAAACAAATACGTCCTTACCCTGTCCGGCGGCATAACCCGCCTCGAGATGAGCCGAGCGGCCGCATGGCAGCAGTAATACGCACGTATCGCACCAATCCAGAGCGGTTTTGTCCGACAAAAAACCCCGTTGCGCAACAGCGTTGGTCGTTATCGACCGTGCGAACTGCGCAGCCGACCACACTTGATAATGTTCGGACACTTCTCGCCAGGCAAACCCATGCTCCCCCTCGCTGGGATTGCGGAAATCGTAAACGTCGTGGCCGGCGTTCCGGATAATTTCACAAAGAGTGGGCTGATCCTCATTCCGCCAGCTAGATGCCACATAAACTCGCCGACGTTTAAGAACCGATTTGCTCATTGCACCCTCAGACAATCGTTAAAATCTTTGCCGATCGGTGCGCGGGCGACGCGCACGTCGGGCACCGATCCGGCGAAGTGGTTGATGGCGCGCTGCAGGCCGATCGCCGCACCCGCATTCTCGCCGTCGTTGTCGCCCAGCAGCAGCACGCGGCCGATCTGCGGCGGCAACGCCACGCTCGCCATGTTCGCCAGCGACACGCCGCACAGCACGCGCAGTTCAGGGCAGGCGATGGCGACCGACAGGCAGGTTTCGATCCCCTCCCCGATCACCACCAGCTCGCCCGGCGGCGCATCCTTCAGCGACTTGCCGGAGGCGCCGCGCCACAGGCGAATGGTGCCGCCACGCGGCCGGCCGAGCGTTTTCTTGGCATCCTTCAGCGCGGCCTTGCCCCACGCCCCGCCCTGCTGCGCGAGATAGGTGCGGTGCACCGCATTCGTGCGGCCATCCATGCAGGTGATCGCGCCCAGCAGCGCCGGCAGGTCGGCCCCCGCCTCCGCGCAAAAACAGGCCGGATGGAAGCGCAGCGAGCGCGGCTGGCGGCCGAGACGCGACAGATCGATGCCTCGCCCGCGCAGATAGGCGTCGGCCGGCGTGCCAGCCAGGCCGGCGCGGGCTTCGGCGAACCAGCGCAGGGCAGAGGCGCGGCGCTTGGCCTCATCGGCCTCGGCGGCCTTCTGCGCCCGTTCCGGCACGTGGGCGGCGACCGGCGCGGGCACGGCGCCGGTGCCCAGGCCAAGCCAGCGCAGCGACCAGGCATAAGCCGCCTTGCGATCACCGCGATAGAGCACGGCCGCCACCAGATCGAGCGCGTCGCCCGACTCGCCGGTGGAAAAATCGGCCCACACGCCGGCCTTCTCGCCCCGCAGATGCACGCGACAGGATCCGTTCTTGTTCGGCGCCGCGCCATGCACGCCGGCCACGCACCATTCCTGCCCACCCGGCCGATCGAGCCGGCCGTTGGGCAAAATTTCCCGCACCAGGTCGCGCACGCGGCCGGCCAGCCTGCGACTGACGTCTTCGGCATCGATGCGCGGCGCCATGCTGCCCATCAGGCGCGCCGCCGCACGGTGATCCAGGCCCGCCGCTGATGTTCCGCGCAATAGGGCTTCAGTTTTTCGGCCGGCGCGCTGCAGAACCGAAAACTTGGCGAACCGGGATCGCCTTCCGGCCAGCAGCAGGCGCGGTCGGGCGGCGGCTTTAAGGCAACCGGGACGAGGATTTTCGGCGGCGCAGCCGCGGGCGCTGCAACCGGCAGCGCTTTCGATTGCAGCTGTTCCTTCGCGGGCGCTTTCGAATGCGGCTGTTCTTTCGGAGGCGCTGCGATCGAGGGCGGTGGTGCAATCGTGGTTTGGCCGGCGCGCACGCGGCTACGGCGCCCCGGCACGCGCGGCACGAGCGATTTGATATTGAGCCGATGAACTTTGCCGGCAACTGCATTCGGTGAAATGCCCATACGCGCGGCGATGGCATCGAAACGTGCCCCCCCCTCACGCAACGCCCTCAGCTCTGCAATGCGCGCCTCCGTCCATTCTGCGTCAGGCATGTGCACGCTCCAACGGCCTTTTGCCGGCGAGTTTCAGCGCGCGGTTGCGCCGCATGCGTGCCTGATTTTCCTCCATCTCCGCGCGGCGCGCGGTTTCCGCGGCATCGACGATTTCGCGTATGGCGGCCGCTTCCGCCGGCGTCGGCGTGTGGGTGGTAACGACCGCGATTGCCGGCGGGCAGAGCGTTACGCCCTTTTGCGCGATATGCGCGGCGATCGCCGCGGCCTCGGCCGCGCGTTTTCGCTCAGCCGGCGTCGGGATGCGCGGCGGCGGCGCAGCGGCACTTTGCGGCGGCTGATACGCCGCTAGCTTTGGCGGCGCGCCCTTGGCCGGAACCGGCGTTTTGCGCGCGGCCGGCGCGCCGGTTTTCGCAGGCGCAGGCGCGGCCGCGGGCGGCGCTGCGGGCGGCTGTTCGTCAAGCCCCAGCTCTGCGCCCCAGGCGCACATCCGCGCCAGCGTAAGCCGAGGGCCGGCCTGCATGTTCAGCAAGGCGAGAATACCTGCGCGCGGTTTGTCGGCGCGCCAGGTGGCGCGCAAAATCGCCTCGCGCGCCTTCGTGCGCAGCTCGGCATTGTCCGCTGCCGGCGCGGCGCGGCCGTTGAACCCAGGCGGTCGCTTCAGGCCAAGATCATAGGCCATGATACTCAAATCGTCGCCGCACAGCTTGCGGCCAGGCAACGCATTCAGCAGCGGCAGCAGATCCACGTTCAGCATGCCCGCGGGATAGTGCTCGCGCAGCAGCGCGTCGCGCTCGGCCGAGCGGCGGCGCGCCATCGATACGGGCTGCCCCGGCCCCGCGTCTCGCTGCGCGTCGTGATACCGCTTGGTGGCTGCCGCCTTGAAACCTGGCGGCCGCTTCAATCCCGCGACATTCGCGGCCCGCGCCACATGCTTCAGCTCGAAAGGCGGCCCGGGCAGCGCGTTGATCAGCGGCAAAATCTCGGCGGCCGGCGTGCCGGCCGGATAATGCTCGCGCAGCACATCGATGCGCGCGGCCGAGTATTTCGGCGAAAGCGACGACGGCACAGGCTTTGCCGCTGGCGCCGGCACGGCTTTCAGAGGCACCGCCGGATTTGGAGGCAGCGGCGCGATGCACGCGATCAGACGCTCGACGTCGGCGGCGAGATTACGCAGCGAGGCGACGATACGCTGGCAGACCGGGCCGACATCGGCCTCATGCGGCATCTGAAAAATGCCGGGCATCACGCGCCGTCCAGTCGATGCGGCAGCATCTTGCCGGTGGCGCGGATCAGGATCGAGCGGCCGTGAAACGACTTTGTGCGCGAAATATAGCCGAGCTTTTCAAGCTTGCCGAGCATCGGCGGAATTTTCAGATAAAGCCCATCGATCTGGGCCGCGATTTCCTCGTTGCTCGGCGCGAAATCATAATCTTCCGCCCAGCGCAGCAACGCGGCGTAAAGCCGCCCGTGCGTGGTGCCGGCCAGGTCGGTGGGAAGCTTTGGGTCGGCTGGCAAGTCAGGCGGCGGCGAGTCCCGATGCCGCCGCACCGCGCAGCGCGGAATGCCCAGATGCCCGCACATCATCCGCCAACTCAACCGGCCGGTATCGGGATTGATCAAGCCCCGCGCGTGGGTAAATCCGCCGCTCACACGAACTTGCGTGGACAGCATCTCCGCAACCTCGGCACTTACAACGGCCACGCCGCGTTTGCGGGGCGTGGCGCTGGCGGGGCGGATTTCCTGTGGCTGCATCGGGCGATCCTCCATTCCTTCGCACGAAACCCCGGTGCCGTTTGCCGCCAAGCATCAGCGGCACCGGGGTTTTTTCTAAGACGCGTTATCCTGTCGGCGTTTTTGCGGGCCGCGCTGCGCCAGGCCGCGGTTCTGCAGCACGCCGAGCGCCAGGCCGACGGCATTGCTCAAATCACACAAATCGCCGATCAGCAGGTCGGTTTCGGCGAGCGTCAGGCCGCCGCCAAGCGCCGTGAGCGCATCGCTCAGCGTTTTGCCGCAATCCTTCGCCACCTCGGCCAAAGCGCGGGCAACATCGCCCTCGCCCAGCTCCATCGGTAGCAGCACGAACCCTTGCAGCCGCGCCAACTCGCGCGTGATCAGCGGATCGTTGCCGCATAATTCCAGATCGAGCACAACATCGGCCGGCATGAACCGATCCGGGCAATTCGCATTGCCATACTCGTTCAATTTCGAAGGCGCCACACGCGTGGCGGCCGAGCACGCTTCCTGCCCACCCAAGCCCCGTAGCAGCACTTTTGTTGCCGTTTTCAGCCCCGCACGGGCCAGATCGTCCGACGCGCGCATCTAGCGGCACACGGCCGGAGCGGGCTTTTGCCACGCCCCGGCCCCGCCTACGCTGCGGCTGTGCAGACCAGCAGCGGAGAGGAAAATGAGTGACGACCCAACGGGCGAACTACCCAAGCGCGTGGCATCGCTCGAGGCGAAGATTACCACGCTGGAAACCCGGATGATCGTAGCGAGCGGTACCGCGATCGCAGGCACGCTGCTTTCGCAGGCGCTTCTGGATCTGCTGGAACGCGTGTTGCCGCCCGGCTTTCGCAACGAGATCATCGACGGTCTGCTTCTTGTGCTGGAAAACAACAGGGAAGGCCTTCCGGACGCGTCAAAAGCCGATCTCGATTTTGCGCGAGCCAGGCTCCAAGCTCTGCTGCGACCTTATCCAACCAATGCGCCGGAGTAGCGCCGCGCGGTGCGGGCGTTCTGCGCCACATGCCCGGCCGAAACCGTTTCTTGTGCCGCGTCATGCCGCCCCCAAAAGGACCGGGAATCCCATGACGCACCGCAACATGGGCGGCATTTTTGCGCCCACGGATCGTTGTGGGTGTGGCAATGGCGGCGGGAGGATGGCAGGGTAACGCGAACGGCGTTCGCGGGGGAGGCGGGGATGGCACGGCAAAGGCGGCACAAAGCGCCGGAACCGACGGCGACGGAAAGCGCGTGGATGGTGCTGGCGGTTATCGCGATCGTTGTGGTGCTGGCCGTCTATCACTGGTACGCGGCGCTCGACCCGGAGGTAAGAACGGCGCTGAACGCCGGCTTGGCCCTGATCGCATTCTTTGCCGTCGTTTTTGGCGTGGCCTCGCTGTTGAAGCGCCCAAAACGTGGCCAGAAGCTTTCTATCCCGCCCGCCATGCCGCCGCCGCAAGCTGTGCCGTTCGAAATCATGCAGCCGGCTGTGCAGCAGCCCTTCGGCCACAAGGGCATCGCGGCGCCCGCGCGCGCGCCGCCGCCGGGCGTGATCAACGTCAGCGGTGCGCCGGAAATCCTGCTCATTCACCGCAACCGGGCCGGGCGCTACGTGGCGCGCCAGGTCACCGTCTACACGGTTCGGCTGCGCGCGCCGGCGTTTACCCAGATCGAATCGATCGAGGGGAACTGCCACGCCACCAACAAAATCCAAACCTTCGACGGCGCCCATTGCCGCAGGTTCATCGACATGGAAACGGGAAACGATATCCCGAATTTCATCGCGTGGGCACGGGCGCCGGAAGGCGCGGACAGCCTTTCCGATACCGATGCCGGCGATTCCACGCTGGCCATCACAAAGGCGAACTGCGACGTTCTCCTGCGCTACAAAGACAGTGCCGGCCACGCGACCGAGAGGCTGATCACCATCAAATCGGTAGACGGCCACTACACGAGGGCCGGCGAGCCGCACGTGGACGTTCTGCATGCCTACTGCCATTTGCGGAACATGCCCCGCAGCTTTGTGTGGGACCGCGTGATTACGATGGCAGACGCGTCTACGGGGGAAATCATCGACAGTCCCGCAGAGTGGCTGGGGATTGCGCGCGGCCATTAAGCGGCGATCTCCTTCGCAGGAGCGCGGCGATTGGACGCCAGTTTGGCAAGATCGCTCGCGGATGCACCGATGATGTTCCGACGATACGCAGCCTGTTCGATACCGGCCCAGAACTCCGGCGGAATGAAACGCCGATGCCGCCACACACGCACACGGGACAGCTTGACGCCGACGTCCACGGCGAAATCGGCGTCGCTCGGCCAAAGGCGAATGATGTCGGCTAACGTCTCCATATCGAGAGAATTGCGCAACGCAATTGATTTGTCCATGCCCAAATGCGGGCATCCCCATTGCCTTACGCCGGGCGGGGATTACGATGTGAAATCATGAAGCTATCCAAACCGAATGAGCGGCTTCGTTACGCCCGAGAGAATGCTGGCTACCTTACGCCGAAAGCCTTTTCGAGCGCGCACGACATCCCGCAGCCGACCTATCACCTGCACGAAAGCGGGCGCCGCGCGATATTGCCGGCCGTGGCCAGTAAGTATGCCGAGGCGCTGAATTGCTCGGCCAGCTGGATTCTCACAGGAGAAGGCGACCCACCGGAACCGCCGGAGCCGATCGCGCCGCCGCCGCCGTTCCGCATAGCCGAACTCGACGTCCGGGCGTCGGCCGGCGCCGGCGGAAACGCGCTTCGGATCGACAATCTTTCGACCGAAACCGAAATCTGGCAGGTGCCGCAGGACTTCATGCGCGCGCAGACGACGGCGAGCCCCGACAATATCCGGATCATCCGGATTTATGGCGATAGCATGGCACCTTTATTTCAGCCCGGCGACCGTGTGTTGGTGGACCTGAGCGACGTGAAGCCTAGCCCCGCCGGCGTCTTCGTTCTGTGGGACGGCCTCGGGATCGTGGTTAAGAGGGTGGAATTCGTCCCCTATTCGGCGCCGCCGACCGTCAAGCTGATGAGCGCGAATGCAGACTATGCCACCTATGAAAGGCCGCTGGCCGATATCCACATCAATGGGCGGGTGATCGCAAAATGGCAGTGGACATGAAGGTGTGGCTGGTGGCCGGGCTGGTCGCGTTCGGCCACCAGGCGGCCTCCGAGACGTTGGGCGAGCGTCTTTTCAAGTGCCGGCAGATGAACGCGGACACCGATCGGCTAACCTGCTATGATCAGGCCATCGACGCCGGCGAGCGCGCCGCGAACGACGCTCGAAAAGGCGAAACCGTAGCCGGCGAGTGGGATGGAAACGGCCTTACCGTCACCCGGCCATTTCATATTTCAGGGCCGTGGGAGCTGCGCTGGACGTCGGAGGATGGATTTTTTGCCGTCCTCAAAAGCCCCAGCGGCGAGACCATTGACGCCCTTGCCGAGCAAAGTAAGGGCGGAGACGGCCATACCTACGTGCCGAAAGGCGGCGATTATACCCTTGAGATACACGGGTTCGGCGAGTGGCACGCACAGGCAGTGGTAGTGTCAAAGTTATCCAGGTGATTGCGTAGCGCAATTTCCCTATTGCGTATCGGATTGCGTTACGCAATAGTTGGCCATCGCACCCAAGCGATGGAGCGCACCCTGTGGCCGACCCGCTTTCCCGGATCATTCCGGCCGACATCCTGATCTTTATGGGCCGCGACCAGGTGGCGCGGCATCTGTTGCGGGCGGCGCCTGATGTCCACGGCCTTCTGCGCGGCGTGACGGCCGGCGTGCTTACGCACCCACAAGCCACCTCCGATGCCGCGCTGATCCTGGCCGATCACCTTCGGGAGCTGCTGGCCAACAGTTTTGCGCCCAAAAGCCGGGAGGGCGTGGGTCTGCAGGCGCTGATCGACATTCTCACCGAGGCGGCGCCCTTTCTGCGCAACGGCGCCCAGGCGGTGCCGCGGTGATGCCCGGCGGCCCCCTTCTCAGCCCGCCGGGCATTGTTTTCAGCACACGTGTGACGCCGCGCGCCGTGCTGGTCGACCTGACCGGCTTTGGCGCGGCGCAACCGGTGCTCGCCACGGTGGTTGAGGAGTTCCGCGTGGCCGATGCGCTGTATGCCTGCGCGGTGACGTTCGCCAACGGCGACACGCTGCGCTGCAGCCCGAACATGGTGATCGAGATTGCCGGTCTCGGCAACGTGGTGCCGCTGCGCCGCCCCCGCGCGGCGCAATAGAAGATGCCGCCGCAGATCACCTGGAATGGCGATTTCACCCGCGGCACCACGCCGGCCGGCCACCTGGTGGCCGTTCTGCGCACCCGCAGCGGCCTGCGCACCTGCGCAATAAAAATGCCGCCCGGCGGCGACATCGTCGAACTTTACAGCACCGCCCGCGACGATTGCGAAGCGCGGCTGGTGGCGGAGGAGCTTGTTCAATGGCCAGCCTGATAAAATGCGTTGGTTGTCACAGAGAGTTTCCGGCGCGCGATGGGTTTGTCCGCGGGCTTTGTCCCATGTGCGTAAAAATAGGCATGACCTTTGAAGAACTGCCTCCCGACGCGCCGAGCTTCGCCCGCGCGATACCCATTGGCGAACTTGCTTCGGCCTGCTTGCGGAAACTGGCACTGAACCATCTCATCCTTATGCAAGACCGCGTGCCGCCCGGCGTGAATTTTCTCGACGACGCAATCGAAGCGCTCGATATCGCCGACAAGCTGCAGGGAAGCGAACCGCGTTCGCCGGGGGCTGCGCCATGAGCGCCACGGCCACGGCCGCCGCGTTTTGGGACGCGTTCGATCGGCTTGCCGGCGACGTTCCCATCACGCAGATCGAAACCGAATCGGGCCTCGGCCGCGGCACGCTTTCCAAGGCGCGCGCGGCCGTTACCGTGCCCGGCTCGCTTTCCACGCTGATGGCGGTGGCGCAGCGTTTTGGCGTGGCGCCGGCGGCGCTGCTGCCCGATTTGGCCGGCGCGCCGCAAACGCCGGATGCAGCCTCGATCTGCGAAATCCAACTCGGCTGCATTCGCGCCAGCGCACTGAACCCGCGCCGCAGTTTTGACGACGACGCGATCGCGGAGCTGGCAGAAAGCATCGCGGCGCAAGGGCTTTTGCAAAACCTCGTCGTTCGCAAGGATCCTGATCAGCCGGAACTCTACTGGGTGGTGGCCGGCGAACGCCGTTCGCGTGCGCTGGCGAAGCTGCGGGCCGAAGGCCGGCTGCCGGCCGATCTCGCCGCCAACGGCATCCCGTGCCGCATCATCACGCTCGACGATGAGGAGCATGTGGCGCTGGCGCTGGTGGAAAACCTCCAGCGCGAGGATGTCAACCCGATGGAGGAGGCAGAGGCGCTCGATCGCCTGCACCGCGCAAACCCCGAAAAATGGACCACGAAATTCCTGGCCGAACGAATCGGCAAAACCCAGCGCTTCGTCCAGCAGCGCCTGGCGCTGGCCGCGAAACTTCCCGACGACGCGAAAGATGCTTTGCGTGGTGGCCGCATTACGATCGAACAGGCCCGCGTGATCGCCAGCGCGCCGGCCGAGGAGATGGATGACGTCATACGCCGCGCGGTGGACCATCAGATTCCGGCCAAGCACCTCGCGCTCGACGTTAGCCATTCGTTTTTCCCCGCCAAATTTGCTCTGTTCGATGTCGCCACGTGCGGGTTGGAAACCTGGACCGATCCAAACACGGATGAGGTTTTCTTCCCCGATTTCGACACGGCCATGGCGCTGCAGGAAGCCAAGGTGAACGAGAAGCAGCAGGCCTATCTCGACGCCGGCGCCGATTTTGTAGAAATCGTGGAATATTTTGTCCCGAGCCATTACCCCGAAGGCGGCAAAGGCGTTGTGATCTGCTGCGACAATGACGGCGAGGTGTCGATATTCGAGAATCGGCGCCGCGCCGAAGATGTGGCCGCCGGCAAAAGCGAAGCGGCAGCGCCAAAAGTATCCCATTGGGAAGCAGCGCCAAAAGTATCCCATTGGGAAGCAGCGCCAAAAGTATCCCATTGGGAAATCGAGGCTCGATACCGCGCGCAATGTGCCGACGCAGCCAGAAAACTGGTGGCGAAGCTGGGCCCGACGTTGTCGCCCACCGATGCGATCGCGCTGTTTCTCTACGGCCTGGCACTACCCGCCGTTTCCGCCACCAAAAATTATGGCGCCAACGCGGAAGGCCCCGATCAGAAAGCGCTATTCAACGAACTGCGCAGTTTCAAGCTGGGCGACCCCGCGGCGTTCAAGCACGTGCGCGATTGCGATCTGCCCCTGATGGACAAGGCCTTCAGCCAGGCCGTCGCCGCCATGATCCACGTGGGCACCACCATCAGCCCTGCCCTGCTGGTGTTGGCGCAGCGGCACAAGATCGCCGTGCCCGCCATTCTGCGCCACACCCCCAAGCAAAAGGCCGAGGCGCTGAAGCGCATCGAGCAGGATCTGCTGGGCCAGACCGATCTGGAAGATGGCGTCGCCGCCAAAAAGGCCGCGGCCGCCACGGAGGAACCGGAGGATGAGGCCGCATGAACCGCGAGCATCTCAAACCATTCCGCGTGATGCTGGAGGCCGGCAATATGCTGCGCGGCTTCGACAGTTTCCGCGGCGCCAATATTTTCGCGCGCCGCGCCGCGCGCAAAGGCACCGCCGGCGACATCACCATTTTAAGCCGCGCCGGCAAAATCCTGGCCACCACGTCGCGCGACGCCGGCGACCGCGTATGGACCGACCACACGAACGGCATGCGCCCCCCCCTACGCCGCTTCGTGCGGTAGAAGCGTGAAACCCCTGCCCGGCATGATCGACCTGTTCGGCGCCCCGCCACGCCCGGCCACGCGGCCGAAAACGCCAGCCATCACCGCGCCGGCGGCGGCGCGTCTGCCCACGCTGATCGACATACGCGGCGATCGGCCGCCGGCATGGGAGCAGCTGGTGTGCGCCGACGGCTTCAAACCCGCGCCGCGTATCATCGTGGCACGCAACTGGACGGGCGTGGTGATCGAGGATCTCTCGCACCCGCGCCTCGGCCGAAAGTTTCTGCACAGCGACGGCACGATCCAGGATGTGGCGCGCGACACCGCCCACTACCTCACCGTGTTCATGACGGCGGATGAGGCCCGCGCCCTGCACATCCGCTTTCCCCTGGTCCACGCCGGCGCCGCCGGCACTGATGCCGCGCGCTTCCGCCTGGCCGAACCCGGCGAGGATGCCCCGCTTACCATCAAATTGCCGGAGGGAATGTGAGCCACACATGCCCCGCCGATGGCTGCGCGATCGTGGTGACCGACCACATGCTGATGTGCCGGCCGCACTGGTTCGCGCTGCCGCGGCCGCTGCGCGACGCGATCTACGACACGTATCGCCGCGGCCAAGCGGCCGGCACCCATCCCACGCGCGATTATGTCGCCAACGTGCAATCCGCCCGCGACTATCTGCGCCAGGCGGCCGGCAACGCGCCTGCTGTGGCCGATGGCGTGGCGATGCCGGCCATCACCATCTGGCAGCCCTGGGCGAGCCTGATTGCCGCCGGCTGCAAGCCATTCGAATTCCGCAGCTGGCAGGCGCCAAGAACGCATCACGGCAAGCGCATCGCCATCCACGCCGGCGCCCGCGCCGCGAGCCGCAATGAGGTGCGCGATCTTATCCTGCGCCTGCAATCCTCAGCCTGGCGCGAAACCGGACTGGTGCGCGAGCCGGCGATCGCGCTGCTGGAGAACGCGCTGGCCGCCCTGCCGGCGATGCCACGCAAGGCGGTTATCTGCACCGCCCAGCTCGGCACGCCCATGCGCAACGGCGACATGGAGCGCGCCCTCGGCCTGCCTGTGGTCAACGACAGCGACCGCGATCAGCACACGATGTGGGGCTGGCCACTCACCGACATCCGCCCGCTCGATCCCACAATCCCTGCCAGCGGCAGCCAGGGATTTTTCCCAGTCACGGTGCCGCGGAGCCATGCCGAGCCATGAAAATCACCAGCCCTGCGCCCGGTTATTTCGGGCCGCCTATTTTGCCCTCACCGCTCGACGATGCCGTAGAGTGCCGCGCCTTCGCACAGGAAGTCGCCCGCGCCTGCGCCGTTCTGCACAACGATCAGATACCCGACAAGGAAGCCCGCGGCCGCGCGATGAGTGCGCTGAGTATGGCCTTATCGAAACTGGGAGACGCGCCTTGATCGACCCAATTAACAAACCTTGCAAATGGCGCACCGTGCTCGCGGGTTGGCACAATGGCACGCAGTCGCTTGAGACTCAGGGCTGCAAGGCGATGCGCGATCTGATGGAAAAATGGCTCATCATGCGCGCCGAAACGAGCGCCTTCGCGGCAATTCTCATCGAGAAGAAAGTGTTTTCAGCGGAGGAGTTCAGAAGTGCGGTCCACCGCGAGGCGGCGCTGCTCGATAAAAGCATGGAAAGCATGTTCCCAGGCTTCCGAACGACGGAAATCGGTATCCAGATATACGATCTTAAGCTCGCCAACGAAACCATGCGCAAGTTGGGGTTTCCGCCATGAGCTACCACTGGAGTAACGAGCCGGACGCAGGCGACGACGACGAAGACCCGGGCGCGGAGTGCGGTCGCTGGTCAAACGGGCGCCTGACGCAGTCATGTTCAAAAGCGGGCAGCGAAGAATGTGATTTTGAATGCCCATACCGCAACGATTTTTATGCCTGCCGATAGGTCTGCCGCGCCCTGTCCTACCGACGCACAGAGGGCGACGCGCCTTGCATTGTGTCGAGCGGCGGACGGTTTTCGCGACGCCATCGGAAAAATAGAGGCCGGCGATGGTGAGAAGACTGAGCTGGAGAACCTTGTGACGATCGCACTGCGCCTTTGTCTGCGGCTGAACGATGGCCACGTGTCGGCGCCCGAACGCATGCGGAGCTGGTAGAACGATGTCTGAGCCGGGCATCTGGTCAGCCGAGCGCGAGGCGCACCTGCTGGGTGTCACCCGCCGAAAGCTCGCCTACCTGCTCACGCGCCACAAGCCGCCCGTCTTGCGCGCCGGGCGCGACATCCTGTTCGATGAGGTCGCCCACCGCTTTCTGATCGAGGCCATGCGATGCCCCACCGAGCCCCCGGCCTGCGCGTCGTTACCCGCAAGGGCACCGAAACCCTCTACCTTCGCGGGACGGTCCGCGGCATCCGCGTGTTTGAAAGTGCTGGAACATCCGATCGGGCCCTCGCCGAAGAAGCGCGCGCCGCGCGGGAAGCGGAGGTCTTCCGTGGTGCTGTTCACGGCTTCGCGCCAGCCGCCGTAAGCTGGGGCCACGCCGCCCTCTCCTACCTCACCCATGAACGCCGGGCGCCATCGACCATCCTCTTCGTCAAGCGCCTCATCCCGGTGATCGGCATGAAACCCTGCCGCGAGATCGACCAGGTGGCCATCGACCTCGCCTGCCGCACCCTATGCCGGCCGGGTGCCAAGCCCGTCACCAGGCTGCGCAACGTGGTCGCCCCCGCCCGCGCCGTGCTGATGCACGCGGCGCGGCGCGGCTGGTGCGATGCCCCCCGCTTCGAAATCGCCAAACCCAGCCCCGCCCGGACGGACTGGCTGAGCCCGGCCGAGGCCGAGGCCATGATCGCCGCCGCCGGCGACTGGAAGAAGCATCTGCGGCCGCTGCTGGTGTTCCTGTTCTGCACCGGCGCCCGCCTGGGCGAGGCGCTTACCCTGCAATGGGACGATGTGAACCTCACCCACGCGCGCGCCGTGCTGCGCGATACCAAGGGCGGCGGCGATCGCCAGGTTGATCTCACCCCGCGCGTGGTCGCCGAGCTGGCCAATCTGCGGCACCGGAAGAACGAGGTGTTCCGCGCCTTCGGCGGCAAGCCCTATCGGCCGACAGATCAAAGCCGCACCGTGGGCTATGGCGGCCAGATACGAAAGGGCTGGGCCTCATGCCTGAAGGCCGCCGGCATCAAGCGCCGCCTCACCCCCCACCACGCCCGCCACAGCTGGGCCAGCTGGCACTACGCCGTCCACAAGGATCTTCTCCGCCTCCGCCACGACGGCGGCTGGTCCCAAACCGCCATGGCCGAACGCTACGCCCATCTAACCCCGCCCGGCATGGCAGCCGACATTCTCGCGTTCTGGAACGGTGCACCATTCGTGCAGCAGCCCAACACGATGCAAAAGCAGTCCGCTTAGTTGCTGATCTAATCAAAAGCTTTCGAAAACCCGCGAAACCCCTTGGTAAGGGAGAGGTCGAGAGTTCAATCCCCTCCAGCAGCACCAGGGTCCAGGTCGCACGCATGCAGCGCGGCCGGCAACAAACGCGATAGCAATGTGGCCCAGTAGGCCTGGCCGGTCTG